CAATACACTCAGCCACACATAAATATGAAGATGTTATATAAAGGAGAAATTAACATGACACAATCGTAGATCAACGAATTTGCTTGTAAGGAAGTAGTTTTTCACTTCAACAAAGCACACTTAACAGATCAGACCATCCCTATGTGGGTCTTAAAATTTCATGGGGAGACATATTATGTCAATCACGTTGACGCAAAGTTACCGTGGAGTACTAAGGAAACACCAGATAATCCTAGTACAAAAGGTTCGCTCAAGTTCAAGAATGCGTTAGTCACCATCAACGAACAAAACGAAGCGACATTAACTGAACTCACTATATTTGACAAAATTCGTTTGCGTAATCAAAAGTTAGGCATTACACGAATCATGTTCAGACTTAACACCGACATGCATAAAGCGTTGTTAAAGAATGAGTTCAAGCATAGTCCTTTCAAAACAATCACAGCACCCTGTACTACACCCTACATCATTTGTGACTTATTAAAGAAAGAGGAAGTTACTTTCGCTAGCTTAAAGTATAGCGATTTTAGGATCGTTAAAGAGAACGAGCATTATTACAAACAATATGATGAAGTCAAGGGACAGAAAATATTAGCCGACTATTCACAAGAGGATACACCCTATGAGTACAGTTAAATTATTAGTTCCTCATACTGAAATCAATACTGTAATGAAAGATGTTAGGCAGAGTGGGGTAAAGTATTATCCCATTCGCAGACTATTTGGAATGTACAGAATTGAGTTGGATGACCACCCTATTGCCTCTTTTTTGATTTTGAAATACGGACTTGATAGTACATAAATAATGCATGAAATTTCCTATTATAATAGTAGCTAATTATAGATCAGGCTCTACTGCATTTGCTACGGGCCTAGCTAAAGAGTTAGGCCTTCCGTATCACCTAGAACCATACCAACCCCGTGCTAAACCAACTGGTTTTGGATTGACCCTTATGGGATTCAAAGCAGACTTTTTCCACCAGGTCAGGTCAGGCGATTCACGATTTTTATTAAAGATAATGCCGGATCAAATCTATCCAGTAACTCCATATGATGCTATGCTTAGGTCGGAAACAACCTACAAGATTAAACTATATCGTGAAAATGTAATGGACAACATCGTGAGCCAGTATGTAGCGATGATGAGTGGAAAATGGTGGAACACTAAACAAGATACATCTGAACCGTACGTTCTTCCTATTGATCCAATTAAGATCAAGGGTGCTATCCACACTATCACATATAACAATTATCTGATGAATACATTAAGTTACGAATATGATGAAATCAAAACTTACGAAAGTTTGAAGCTATCGGACGAGGATTTCATCAAAACAAAAATGCCGGAAAACATAAACGAAGTCCGCGAGGAAATATCCAAAGCGTTCTATAACTTTAATAAGATCAATAGGGAGTTTGCTGAATCTCGAAACTTATATTCCCAATAATCTTTATTTCAATATCATCTTATGATACACTAAATAATGTTGAAGCATGGGGCTTCACCTAACACTCTTTAAATTTTATGGTCTTAGAGTGTGACCAGAAAAGGAAAATATGATGTACAATCAAAAGCTGGTGGCCAGCCTAAAAGCCAATGGTAAAATCCTTCGTGAATTCAAGGATACTGTCTACTGCCCATTCGGAGCAGAATACTCAATCTTACTCAAGAACCTAAACACAGTCCGAGCACTAGTCCATGTTTACATTGACGGTGAAGACATGGCACCTGGTGGTATCGTATTAAACGCACATCAAGAAATTGATCTTGAGCGTAGCATTAAGAACGGCAATCTTAATGAGGGCAATCGCTTCAAGTTCATTGAGCGTACAGGAGCAGTTGAACAACATCGCGGTATCAAATTAGAAGATGGATTGATTCGCATTGAGTATCAGTTTGAAATGCCTCGTCCTATTATCAGTAATGCTTATGATAATTTTAGATACACTGGTATAAAAGACACTTATACTAATGCATCCTACAATGTTAACGGCATGTTGCGTAGTGTAGACTATAGTGCTGGTGAATCAATGAAAGCGGCAGCATCTAGTGCTATTCAAGATACATTGAACAGTATGAATATTAGTGCGACATCAGCATCATTACATGACGGCATGGCTACAATGGATTCGTATGTACCAAAGAACGAAACGGGTATCACTGTGCCTGGCTCTAAGAGTGAACAGAAGTTTCAGACAACTTATATCGGTGCGCTAGATCCAGTCAAGCATTCAATCGTATTGAAGATTCTAGGCGAGACTCCTGACAACGAACCTGTTCGTAAGCCTATCACAACAAAACACAAACCCAAATGTGTTACATGCGGTAAACAGAACAAAGCAACAGCTAAGTTCTGTACCGAATGTGGAACTGCATTGGAAATCTTTGCTTGATATAAATACTCGGATACGATATAATCCGAGTATGGAAATCAAAACTTCATTAGATTGGATGCAAGTAAGCATTCCGCTATTAGAACAGCAGAATGCTTTGCCATATAATCGTGACCTACACAAAATGTATAGAAATATCGGGAATATGGTCAAAGAATTATCTCAGTTAGAAGTCGAAGCACGTAGACTTAACGCACCCTATATGACAGCCGAAAAAATAGCAGAGATAAACTCTGCTATTGATAGATTAGAAAAACTAATGTTAATGGCTAAGTTGATGAATTAAGCGTATGTTAAAACAAAGGTATTCCATTACTAGTGCCGCTAAGACCGCCCCTGGATAACGACAATGCACCCCTAGTTTGTATAGTTGAAGTATCAGATGCATATACTATTCGATTAACTACAGAAGTAACAACAAACGAAGGACTTGGCCCTGTCACACCACCGCCGAACCATCCGTAATCATAACTTGTAGTAGCAGATAAACTATGCTTTGCTGCACTTAACGGCGCTCTGCCAGAAGCCACCTGAGAGTCGTTTGAATAATCTATTCGATCAACTGTAGACACGAATACATTCGTGAATCCACCACCGATCCATCCATAATTATTGTTTCCAGTAGCACTACCTCCCCATCTAGCTAAACTCAATTGTCCTACTTGAACACCGCTAACATCATTACTTAAGTCTATTCGATCTACTCTATTCTGTGGGTTTGACGATCCGGTAGTAGTACCACCTTGAAAATAACCAAAAGTTGGACTTGCACTACCGGTTAAGTTCGCTCTAGCTATTGTCAGTGTAGCAGGTCGTGATGCCGCAGTGTCTGATGCATATGTATATCTATAAATAGTACTTGCATATGGTGGGCTAATACTACTACCACCGCCACCGTACCATCCGTACGTGCTGTTGCCGAAAGAACCAGCGTCCCCTCTCGATGCACTAGTCGAACGTGACGTTGCACTTGCGAGATCATTAGTGTAGGTAATGCGATATACACGACTGGCATTTGAAGTTCCGCCTCCTATAAATCCTCCACCAGCCCACCCGTAATCATACGTTCCGAAACTAAACATACCATCTAACTCTAACGGCATAGGACCTCGAACACTTGCTGTTACATCATCATTTGACTGATCTATTCTATCAATTGTGCTTGCATTAACTGTAGCAGTAGTACGGCCACCTATGTTCCACCCATACGCAGGTAATCCTGCAGGCGGAACAACCCCTGTACCGGTAACCCAAAAAGAATTCGTTGACGCAGTGTAAATGTCACCCATAGACCATACGCCCGATGCACTTAACGTAGATATGGATGCTATTTGTCCTATTAACCCACCATTATTAGATTTCATGTTTATTGCCTTATTACCCTGGTCTACCGCCCACACCTGGTTGTGAATCTATTAAAAATGGCATAGGTCCTCTAGTAGCCGCAGTATCTGTGTCATTTGAATAGTCTAGCCGATTTATTGAACACGTCCTACTAGTTATGCTTGGGGCAGTACCGTATCCTCCGGAACTATATCCATATTGATCACTTCCCATGCTAGCACCGTCATATCTAGTTGATGGATAACTACTGCGGTTTAATATAGTACTAGTGTCTGCTGAATATATAAGCCGAGATATTGTACTTGTTGCCTCGCCGAAATTAGCGCCTTGTCCACCTCCCCAGTAACCATTGATTTCTGTACCATATGTAAATAAATTATATACCGAATTCGGTAACGGGCTACGAATTACAAGAGCTGAAGTATCCTGAGAATATTCCATCCTCTCAATGAACGAGATTGCTGTACTCAAAGGACGCAATCCTCCACCTATGTAGCCAAACGTAGCATTTCCTATGGCATTAGCGGACTCTCGTGGTAGTAATACACTATTTTGAACTGTTGCAGTTACTGTGTCATTATTGTAATCAACACGGCTAATTGATGAATTTATTAGTCCAGATGCAGCAAGACCGGAACCAAACCAACCGTATGCGTCAATACCTATTCCGAATAAGGAACCTAGTCCCGCGGATAAGGGTCCTCTTACACTCGCAGAACCTAAATCATTGGCGTAGTCAATACGGTCTATTCTATTAATACCGCCAGCACCGCCAGCTACCCAACCGTAACTATTATTACCTGCAGCGGCGCTGGAATTCCTTGATTGCGATAAAGTCCCCCTGGATGAAGCAGTAGTAGAATCATTAGTATAATCAATACGGTATAATCTTGATGTTGATCCAATATCAACGCCACCGCAATTCCATCCATATGTTTGTTGAATTCCAGAGTCTATCATCCATTGATTGATAGATGCTGCCAGTGGAATGTATCCTAAGGACCAGACACCTGGTGACCAAGTTCTAGCTGATACTGCTAATTTACCTATTACGCCGGCATTGTTGTGCTTCATTAATAAGTCCTTAACTTATTATTTCATATGAACAAACACCTGTTAGGTATGAATTGTTGCCTGCAGTTAATCTTATAGAATCACCTTCTTCTAAATATACCATTGCGTCTTTGCTGATTAACACGATTGTTGCGTCATTGGGAACTACAATAGTGTAAGCTATGCGATATTCTACTGATCCTCTGTAGATACTAGCAGTAATAGTAGATGTTGCGGTGCCGTTTATATTTGCAATTATTAATGAATTAACTTTATAAATTTTACCACTACCGCTTGAATTAGTTACGATATCTGTCGGAGTTGTTGAAATATCTTGAACCGCAGTTTTTCCGTATATCTCTGTTACGTTAACAATATTAGGGTTTGCCATTTTTTTTTCCTTAACCAAAAATCAAAGCCATTGCAATGGCTTTACCTGTTGTTATTCCACCTGAACCTGAACTAGTGATCCAATTTAAATTACCTGAACCATCAGTTGATAATACTTGTCCATTAGCCCCACCTGTAATGCGAACATTAGCTACTGGTCCTAAACTTACATTGCTTGCACCTGTTAGATTTACTGTGCCAGTGCTTGTTAAACCAGTTAATGTACCAACACTTGTAATATTAGGTTGTGCTGCGGTCGTCACAGTGCCTGCAGTTGTTGCTGCACCACTTAACGTACCAACAAAAGTTGTAGCTGTAATAGAAGCATTACCTAAATTAGCACTGATACTTGTATTAAACACCGCAGACGAATTACCATTTGCAGATGATGTAGTAAATGTTGGATAAACCGTAGTAGAAGTAGAAGTGTTTTGTAGTAATGCACTAGCATTTGTTGCGCTACCAACAGTACCTAAAACATTAGCACCTGTGATAGAAGTTAAAGAAGATCCGTTACCGCTAAAGAAATTAGCAATTGCTAAATTACCTAAATTGGCGTTCCCTGAAAGTAAGTTTCCTGTTCCTGTATTAAGAATCCCTGCGACATTGACACTAGTGCTGGAAATAGTAAGTACCCCGCTTGTACCACCTACACCCACAGTCACATTACCGTTTGTTGTAGCAATAGACACGTTGCTAGTACCATTGGATATAGAACTGGAACTGATTGTTGCCCATGACAATGTTCCGGAACCGTCAGTAGTTAGATATTGACCGGAAGAACCACCAGTGATACGAACATTTGATATTGCTCCTAAAGTTACGTTTGATGCAGAAGAAAAGTTTATAACCCCTGAGCTAGTGATGTTAGTAACTGAAAGTGTGTTTGTTGTCTTGTTGAATGTTAGATTTGCACTACCTGCAAATGAGTTGCTATCGTTGAACTGGATTTGGGTATTAGAACCACCCGCATTTGAAGAAAATGAGTATGGTTGTCCGTTAGCATAATAAATGTTATTTGTTCTGATGTTTCCGGCTGTAATTGTATTGGAAACATAGGAATCAGCAAACGTAAAATTTGCGGATGTGTTTACTGCAATTGGCTCTACGAATGTTAGTGACATAAATCTATCCTTATATGTATTTAGCTTTTTCATTCTATTTAAAGTTGACAAAAAAACCAAAACATCGTACAATTCACGCATGGAATACAAAATTGAAGCTAGCAAACGTAATACCAAATACATCGAAGCACTACTGCCGTCGATGTTGAAGCAACTGAACCTGGAAAGTAGCAAAAAAGTACTACTTATTAGGGTTGCTGATGAATGTGGGACGAACCAGGGTATTACTATGGATCTTGGTAAAAATATCGGGATTGTCGTTGTCATCAAGCCCCGCAGGAATCTCCATCAAATCGGGCTGACTTTGGCCCACGAAATGGTTCATGTAAAGCAACTGGCCAAGGGTACACTAAAAACCCGTAAAACTGGGTCATTTATTTGGTCTGGTAAACGCTACGGTAAAAAAACTGAATACTTGAGTATGCCCTGGGAAATTGAAGCATTTAGTAAGCAAGAATTGATTCTCCGTCGTGCGTACCAGGCTTGACAATAAATAGTTTTGGGCATACAATACATATATTGATTCATTAAAGGAGCTTTGAATGTCTGATGTTTCTTACACCGTGATTGTGTTCAAAACTGACAAGCGTACCAAGTCTGGCAAGCGTCAGGTTCGTGTGTTTGAACACAAAGCAGACCGCAAGGGCATGAAGGAAGAACTCAAGCACCTGTATGAAACTTCTTGGTTCGCCAAAGACGGTTACAGTTTTGAGATCCACGAAACCTTCGTGACCCGAAAGAACCTGATGACTGGTAAAGAGTACGAGGAACGCTATGACACCCCGTATTTCTGCTCTCCGTCTAGCGAATCTTTCTGGTCAAATTAATTTGACAATAATTCCCAAATCTGACACAATACTTGTATTGACACTGAAATAGAGGACAACGAAATGGCACTGACTCCCCTGACCGAACGTCAAAAGGCTCTGATTGTTTCCAATGTTGTTAAGGCATGTAAGAATATTGACAGCCTTAATCGTACTGGTTACAAGTTTCTCTACCTGTGCAGTGGCTTTATTGCTCACTATGACCTGTATGGTTTCATTGCAACCTACAGCGAACCCGGTAGCCTCAAGCGTGATATTCTTTCCTATGCTGGTCAAAATCAGTGGAAGAATTTTCGCCCCGGTGAACGTGATTACGATTATTACATGAGCAAGGCTGATGTGTACAACCGCATTCTTGCCCAAATTATCTAAAATAGTTTGACAATAAATCCGTTATCACATACAATCAAGTTTCTTTCTTAACTAAGCCATAATCAATAGGAGAAAATGATGGCATCACATGTTTCTGACAATCTGACTATTACTTCCGGTCAAGTACGCAAAGCCTTGCTGACTGCGTTTAAATCAAAACGTCCTGTATTTTTGTGGGGTCCTCCCGGTATCGGTAAGTCTGAGGTCGTTGCTGAAATCGCTGAGGAACTAGGCGGTATTGTATATGACTTGCGTATGGCGCAAATGGAACCTACTGATATTCGTGGTATTCCTTACTTCAACAAAGATATCGGCAAAATGGATTGGGCTCCCCCAGTTGACCTGCCCGATGAAGAAACTGCAAGTCAGTATCCTGTGGTTGTATTGTTCCTTGATGAAATGAACTCTGCTCCGCCCGCAGTGCAGGCTGCAGGTTATCAACTGATTCTGAACCGTCGTGTCGGTAAGTACAAACTGCCCGATAACGTTGTTATCGTTGCGGCAGGTAACCGTGACAGTGACAAGGGTGTGACTTATCGTATGCCGATGCCCCTCGCTAACCGATTCGTTCATATTGAAATGCGAGCCGACTTTGCTTCTTGGCAAAACTGGGCTGTGAACAAAGGCATTCACAAGGACGTTGTTGGTTACTTGTCTTTCGCTAAACAAGACCTGTACGACTTTGATTCTAAGTCTGCAAGCCGTGCGTTCGCTACTCCCCGTTCTTGGTGTTTCGTTAGCGACCTGCTGAATGACGAGGATAATGTTGATACTGATACCTTGTTCAACTTGGTTGCAGGTGCAGTTGGTGAAGGTCTTGCTGTTAAGTTTGCCGCTCACCGTAAGATTGCAGGTAAGATGCCAGAACCCACTGACATTCTGACTGGTAAGGTCAAGGATCTTTCTGTTAAAGAAATTTCAGCAATGTACTCCTTGACTATTGCAATGTGTTACGAACTCAAGGATGCTGTCACCAACAAGAAAGCGGATAACAAAAAGTTCCACGAAATGGCTGATTATTTCTTCAGCTACATGATGACTAACTTCGAGACTGAGTTGGTTGTTATGGGTGCTAAGATTGCACTGAAAACGTATCAACTTCCGATTGAACCTAGTCAACTTAAGAATTTTGACGAGTTCCATAAGAAGTATGGTAAGTACATCGTAGAAGCAGGCAATTGATTCTACGACTCCCGGGGGACTTATACTCCCCTTTTACAGGGTGAGAGTATAAAAATATTCTCACCCTTTTTTTCTAAGGAATAAACATGTCTGGTAAAAAGTATTTTTATGCTCTTGGTCAAAGTGTCCGAGCACGTGGTCTTACCAAATCACAAGGTGAGGAACGGTACTCATTAGATAGTGCATTGCCCTATGCAAGGATTGCGTTTGATGCGGGTTTTCGCGGGCTTAGTCTTTGACAATAAATCGTTTTGCTGTTATAATATTCACATTGTTAAGGAGTAACCATGAGCGAAGTCATCGACAAATCTAAGTCAAAAAAGAAGCGTAGCGAAAAGTTTGAAAAACTAGTGGGACCTATGGATCCTAAAGTAGACGCACAAGCACGTGAGCGTTTGGTTACTGCTCGTGTCGGTCTGTTGTTGCGCCAAAGTTTCTATGGTAACCTTGCTACCCGAATGAAGTTGATTAACGCAGACGAATGGTGTAGCACTGCGGCAACTGACGGTCTCAATTTCTACTACAACTCTAGATTTATTATGATGCTGAAAACCAAAGAGGTTGAATTCCTTTTTGGTCACGAAGTGTTGCACGTAGTCTACGACCACATCGACCGTCGAGGCAGTCGTGATCCTCAAATCTGGAACATCGCAAACGATTATACAGTTAACGCAGACTTGAAGCGACACAAAATTGGTCAGTTTATTACTACTGTGCCGTGTCTGTACGAACAAAAATATGACGGAAAAACTTCTGAGGAAATCTATGACGACCTCATGAAGAATCTTCCTAAACTTGATCTTGACCAACTCATTGACCAAATGATTGACGATCATATGGACAATGAAGGTGATTCCGATGACGAAAACGGAAACGAGGGTAAAGCTAAACGTCCTAAGATGAGTGCGGAAGAACGTGAACGTGTCCGTCAAGAAATCAAGCAGGCTGTAATTGCTGCCGCACAAACGGCTGAAGCAGGTCAACTCCCTAAAGGTGTTGAGCGCATCATTAAACAAGCAACAAATCCTATCATGCCTTGGCGTGAACTGTTGCAAGTTAACCTGACTAGCGCAATTCGTAACGATTACTCTTGGATTCGTCCTAGTCGTAGAAGTTGGCACATGGATGCAGTCATGCCTGGTATGACTCCGGGTGAAGAAATTGATGTTACTATTGCAATCGATATGTCTGGTTCTATCAGCGACAAGCAAGCCCAGCAGTTTCTTGCTGAGATTGCTGGTATGATGAATGCATTTGATGGCTATAAGGTGCATGTGTTCTGTTTCGACACTGACATTTATAATCCTAAAGATTATACCTCTGAGAACATGGACTCTATTGAGGAATATGAACCGAAAGGTGGCGGCGGCACAGATTTCGATGCTATCTTTGACTACCTTAAGAAAGAAGCAATCGAACCTAAGCGATTGATTGTGTTCACTGATGGTTATCCCTGCGGTTCATGGGGTGATGAAAACTATTGTGATACTACTTGGATCATTCACGGAGATCCTGATCCGAATCCCCCGTTCGGTACTTGGGCTATCTATGATGACCATAGGAAAGGTAACTAATGGAACTCTTTTTAGATATTTTAGGCTACGGATTCATTGCAGTAGTATTACTTGTTATTGCATATCTGTTTGTAAAAATTTTTATTGGTGGTCTAGAGGCACTAACTAAAGATAATGATTGACCAAGAAGCGGGTGTAGTATACGAATCTCCTGATGGAGGTAAGACTATCTACGCCCGCACCATCGGCTCTGCTACCAGAACTCTAGTTAGTGTAGATGAACTTGTTGTCAAGGAACAACAGTTATTAGATCGATGGAAAGGTTTGAAACGTGCAGTGTTCATGGATGATCCGGTAATCAATGACCTACTTAGTAAGATAGACGTTCTTGTAGAATTGAAAAGATGATGGATTCTATTAATCCTATCACGTGGTTTAGTACACGTGAAGTTCCATTTGTACCAAAACATTTCGTAAAGGCAAGCACCCCTCTAACTACTAAGTCTTTGTTTTGGGTAAAATCAACACTCACCGGTAGATACAGCTATCAGGCTAACTATGAGAACTCTATTGTATTCAACGAATCAATGGTGATATTTTTCGAAGATCCTGCCGAACTTACGATATATGAACTACGTTGGTCGGGCACAAATATTTTTTCATCATAAAACTCACGTTAAATATATACATCCTTAAGGAGATATATTATGAGTTTTTTACGCCATATCGGTAAAATAGGTGATCGTAAGGTTGCTATTTTATTCAGAGAAGTGCCCGGAGAACCACATATGTGCTTAGTCGCATATACGGAAACATTGAATCAGCACATACATGATCCTATGATGGCATGTATTGAAAGTGACATTGGTCAAAACAGTGAGAATCTTGCTGACGCATTGAATAGAACATATACCAAAGACGGTAAGATTATTTTACAAGTGTTGCATTCACAGGGGTTGATTAAAAAAGTACAAACACAACAGGTACTTGCTACTCCCACCCCTACTACTAACATTAAGTTGAATGAGTTGAACAAAATACTTGATGAAATGAAACAAGGTGAAGATGCTGTTAAGCGTTTGGCTGAACTTGATGCAAGTCGTGGTTTGCAAGATCCTGTGGATGTTGCACGTAGAATGCGCGGAGAGTCTACATTACCTGCATCGCAACCAGTTTCACCAGCACAAGGAATATTAGGTGACGCACAGATAGCTAATAACCTCAGGCAACAGGCTGAACGTATGGCTGCAGAAGCAAAGGGCTTGCTAGCAGAGTCTAGCAGATTGATGAAGGAAGCAGCACAACTAGAAGGTGTTATGCCTGAAACAACCCACGCAGTACCTGTTGTTAGTGAAACTAAAAAAAGAGGTCGTCCTGCAAAGGCAAAGATTTTATCATAAGTAATTAGATGACACCTGAATATTTAAGAAAATGGGAATCTATTATAGAGGACATTGATAAAGTAAAAGTACCAGTTCAGTTCATCAAAAAAATTATTGTTAAAATGACTGGTAAAAAACAACATACTATCAATATTCAAAATTTGCTAAAGCAAGGATTAGACCCTGAAGAAATCGAAGAATTAGTAAGTCGCAAGCTACATGAACTCGACCCGCTGATAACAAGTTTTGAATTTATTTTAAATATTGAAAGTATTGCTGAAACGGTACAACCTCAAACAGATAAACTATTGAATAAGTTATGAAATTAATCATTGCTTGTGATCCTAAAGGAGGAATAGGCTTTGATGGTAAGTTGCCCTGGAGTAAAATCGAGGGCGATTTGCCAAGATTCAAGGCATTAACAACTGGTAAGATTGTACTGATGGGACGCAATACATATGACAATTTACCGAAGAAACCTCTACCCAACAGAGTTAATTGGGTAAAATCAACACGCCCTATCAATGATGTTGTTAATCCTGATGATAACATGATTAAAACAGAAAAAGATGTTTGGTTAATAGGCGGCGCAAAGATGGTTGAAAGCTATTGGCAATATATCGATGAAATACATCTATCTAGGACCTTTGCCGAATATACTTGTGATACTTTTATAAGTCTAGTACAATTAGAAAATGAGTTTATGTGCTGGTTTAAAGAAAATCAATCAGACCATTCTTATGAAATTTGGAAAAGAAGATGATAGATATAAAATGGTATAATGATCAAACTGCTAAGATTGCATACGACCAAATGCGTTCTAAATTAGATCCTCTTGTCGTTGAAATGTTTCCTGAATATGAATTAAGTCACTTCGGTATTAATAGGAACAATGATACAGAAGAAGTTATAATTAAACTGCACTTGAACAAATTAGGAACAGTTAAGGTTGTTGGAACAGAACCCTGGAATGATTATACGAGATTAAAATGAAACAATATCACGATTTACTACAAGATATATTAGACAACGGAATTGAAAAAGATGATAGAACTAGTGTTGGGACTTATAGTGTTTTTGGACGTCATCTTCGCTTTGATTTGCGTAGGGGCTTTCCCGCAGTCACTACTAAAAAATTGGCATGGAAGGCTTGTGTCGGTGAGCTTCTATGGTTTATTGAAGGATCTGGTGATGAGCGTAGATTGGCAGAACTCACCCATGGTACTACCGAAGGCAAGGTTACTATCTGGACGCCGAATGCGCTTGCGCCCTACTGGAAACCTAAAGCGAAATTCGAGGGGGATTTGGGTAGGGTCTATGGCGTACAATGGCGCCACTGGAACAAATATACGGAAGAGAAAGACTACGGCGAGGCGCACAAAGGTGGGCAACGCCTAGCAGTAGATAAGACAGAAATCGATCAGTTAGCAAATTTAATTGAAGGTTTGAAAACTGACCCTAATAGTCGCAGACATATACTAAGCGCATGGAACGTTGCAGAACTAGACCAAATGGCATTGCCTCCGTGTCATGTAATGTGTCAATTCCATGTTAGCAAATATAGAGAACTTAGTTGTCACATGTATCAACGAAGTGTTGATGTGTTCTTAGGTCTACCATTCAACATTGCTAGTTATGCTCTACTCACACATATGATTGCACAAGTATGTGATTTCACTGTAGGTGATCTAATCATCAGCACCGGTGATACACATATCTATAAGAATCATGTTGAACAAGTTAAAGAACAATTGTCACGCCGTGCATTCGGTATGCCCTCGTTGATTCTCAATCCTGAGATTAAAGACATTACAAAATTTACAATGAACGACATTCACCTTGAAGGATATGAAAGTCATGGACCAATTAAAGCAATCATGGCAGTCTGACAATGAAGATGCCGTAACATCTTGTTGTGTGGTACATACATTCAATATGGGTGATGTAGAAGATCCCGATTTGTTGGCGGCTCAGAGTTTGTTTGAATTTGAAAAATCAGAAAAAGGTGAGTGGGTAATGAAAAATTCAGCACCTGTTGCTAGTTGGCATAGGATGCCCAAAGACTACGGATGGCAATATCAAATTCGTGCGTATCTGACACCCGAAAAAATGACATATTATAAATTGAAGTACGAATGAAAATTTTAGTAACAGGTGGATTAGGTCTTATAGGCCACCACGTTGTAAAACGTTTGCAAAACATGAGTCACCAAGTATCTATCATGGATACACGGACTACATATGGCGTTATCCCACGTGAAGAAATCACTTATTTGATGGGCGAACGTCTTAAACAGATTCCGTCAATTGAAAGGTTATATGACTTTGATATTGCAAATCAAGGACAAGTAAATCACGTATTTTATAAAGAAGAACCTGAACTTGTCATCCACATGGCTAGTTTCCCTCGACAAAAAGTTGTAAATGCAAATCCTGCATTAGGTTCAAGAACTATGTCAGAGGGATTATTGAATCTATGTGAAGCTAGTGTAGAATACGGAGCCAAACGTTTCTTGTATATCAGCTCCAGTATGGTGTACGGAGATTTCAAAGATGATGTTAAAGAGGATTATAATTGCAAACCTCAAGGTCAATATGGAATAATGAAACTAGCAGGAGAACACCTTGTCAAAGACTACAGCCGTCGTAATTGCTTCACTCACACTATCATTCGTCCTAGTGCTGTTTACGGGCCACTTGATGTTGAAGATAGAGTCATATCAAAATTCATGCTCACAGCAATGCGAGGAGAAGTGCTCAAGGTCAATGGAGCGACGGAAACCTTGGACTTCACCTACGTTGAAGATGCCGCAGACGGTATAGTTGCCGCAGCACTATCAGACAATACACACAACAAAACTTATAACATAACTAAGAGCCATAGCCATAGTTTATTAGATGCTGCTAACCTTGCAGTAAAGATTGTGGGTAAAGGCACAGTTAATGTCAGGGATAGAGATCCTGACTTTCCTAGCAGGGGAGCGTTAAATATCGATGCCGCACGTAAGGACTTTGGATTTGATCCAAAAGTAGACGTTGAAGAAGGCTTTCAGAAATACTATGATTGGTTAAAGGATTCTACATACTATAATAAATAACAGTATGTGGATCATTAGCTTTGCACCCGAATGGGTATTTCATGTTATCTTTGGGTTAGGTGTACTTGGTACCATTGCGGGGTTTGTGCTTGGGTTCATACCTGTAATCAGACAATATAAGCTACCTATACAGATAATTAGTATTTTGACATTGATTTTAGGTGTATACCTTGAGGGTGCATTAGCAGATTACCGTGAGTGGGAAATGAAAGCTGCTGAATTAAAAGTTAAAATTGCTGACATGGAAACCAAATTAGCCCAAAGTGACACAAAAATTGTTGAAAAAGTTGTAGTTAAAACCGAACTTGTTAAACAAAAGGGCAAGGATGTTGTAAAATATGTAGACAGAGAGATTGTCAAATACGACACTAAATTCTTGCCAGGGGGACAATGCGAGATTCCACAAGAATTTTATAAAGCGTACAACGATTCACTGAGCTTAGATTTAAAATGAAACCACTATTATTACTAACACTTGTGCTTGCGGGCTGCTCTACTGCGGTTCCAGTAACTATGAACAATCCTTACGAGATTCCGCAATCATTAATGCAAGATTGCAGGGATCCTGAAATGCTGAATCCTGAAGCTAAATTCAGCGATAATGTCAAAATTATGATAGACAATAACACAAAAGCCACCGAATGCAGGGTGGCTAAACGTGCTCTAAATGAACTTATTCAACAAAGAAAAGAAATCTTTGATAAGTCGATGAAGAAGTAATCAGTCACACCAAGACTGTTTTGCTTCCCCGAAATATTCTCGGGCAAATCCGTTCTTAATCAACATTGAACGTAGACTTTGACCATTTAGGATAACGTCTCCTAATACACGGCCACCGAATTTATCCCACGCATATAACGTGACCTGTCTCTTTTGACTGGCAGCAACTGTGTCTTTTGTGAATTTAGTTGCTGCTTGACCTTTAGCATCCTCGGAAGCGCATTTTGCTCTGAATCCCTTTTCAGGCGTGTCGACCCCGTATATTCTTACAGCTAATTCTGGTTTTAGCGGTGCAGGAAGAAAGGGTGCAGATATCACAATAGTATCCCCGTCATTTACACGGATAATTTGTGCGTCATATGTGACTCCTGTGGGCGTTTTTTGTGCAAAAACACTGGATGCAACGGATGCTAGTAATAAAGATAATAGTAATTTGTTCATAGTAAGATATTTATTCCGACGATAAATACACTATACGCGGAATCATAACATGACAGTTACCACAGCAAATATTGACATAGGTTCTTTACCGAACGACGGAACAGGTGATCCGTTACGTACGGCGTTTGAAAAGATCAATGATAATTTTTTAATATTAGAAGAATTAGCACCCCAAGGTCCTAATGGATCATTTCAATTCAATAACGATGGCATACCTAACGGAACCGGGAATTTTACTTATGTTTCCAGTGATAATGTCATACAATTAGGAATAGATGTACGATTATTAGGAAATGTTTCTATTGGTAATACGACTAATAGACTGAGCAATTTGTATGTAGGAAACTCTGCACTATATTTAGGTAATGTAAACATAAGAGAATCGGCAAACGTAGTAAGTTTTCCGATATCAGTGTTGCCTTCTAGTAAAGCAAGTTTAGCTGCTGATAATATCAATGCTGACGGAAATGTAGTAGCAGTTGGTAAAATTCAGACTGCAAATTTAGCCATATCTGAACTCCAAGTAACTACCTCAAATAATAGTACAAATCAAGTTTTATTCCAAATCCCTGCAACTGAATTTGTAAATGGAATTGTCTACGTCCACACTAGAGAAGTCAATTCCAATAATAGCCAGTCTGTTACATTAGCGGTGAATAAAAACAACAATAATAACACCGTAGGTTATAGCGTTTATGGTACTATTTTCGTTGGCACAGTATTAACAGACTATGACGTAGACATAGGTTATGGAAATGTTAGGGTAATGGTAAATCCGTTATTAAATGCTAATATGGTTCATACGGTATCTTATCAATATACAATTTAATATGAGAGCATCTGAATTTATAACAGAATCGAAAAAAAGAGCAAAGGTTACTAAACGCCAGGCACAGTCTAGTGTTGGGCTAGATGTTTTCCGTGATGTTGAATTTGCTGACAGATTTTACGAACTCAACAGAGTGATGATGGCAGTTGCAGCATCAGATGGAATTAATCCAGTAAAAATTGACCAAGAATCTTGGATCGGTCGTTTAAATCTTGCAGCACCCTACAGTAGTATCGAACAAAAAATGCTTTCGGATGCGTTTAAAGCAGTTGGTGCATATCATGAAGATTTGGTACAAGGCGATTTACGTAGTCAAGAACTATCTGACGTTAACAAAACTAGCCCAGTAACTGGATTCAAGGGATTTAAAAAATAAATTAATACTTCTTTGTTTGTGACTAAGTAATTTATATTTCTTAGGAAAAACATGGAAAAATTATTAGATATTAATAAAACATTAGACCTAGTAAAGTTGAAATTTTATAATGAGTGGTTATACACTGCTCACATATACGATGAGGGAGATAGTGGTCTACACTCTTCCCTAACTAAGCAAGTTGTCTCAGCATACATAGATCCCTTAAAGTTACCCAAAGATGCAGTAATTTTAGATATGGGAGCAGGCCCCGGATATTTCTTAGATGAAATGAAAGAACGGGGATATACCAAATGTATTGGGGTCGGTCTTAGTACCAAAGACAACGAAATAGCCCGAAGCAAAGGGCATGTTATTAAAGAATACGATTTCACTTTCATCCCCCAACAAGAAGGGTGGTATGATGAATCAGTTGATTTTATATTTGCTAGACATTCATTAGAACATAGTCCTTATCCTATTTTCACACTAATGGAATATAATCGCTTGTTGAAACAATTTGGCAAAATGTACATCGAGCTTCCGGCACCCGGTGCGCAACGTAAATTTGAATATAATCTAAATCATTACAGTGTTTTAGGTGAAGATATGATAGTTGCTTTATTAGAGAGAACTGGTTTTAAGATTGATTTCTTTAATATCATGGAATTTGATGCCGAGGTGAACGTTTCAGAAGATAAAAGAGAACAGATCAAAGAAAAGTATTTCTCAATCATGGTCACTAAACAAAAACCATTGGATATCAAATAAATACTTAATGACCTTTGATCCCTGGAAACAGCGAAAAATAATGAATGGTCTGGATAAACTTCAGACCATTCCTTTACCTGCAGAAGTTAATGATACTGTTGAAGACATGAAAAGACTTGCTGGAATATCTTCAAATCATGTACCCGAGGGGTCAAATATTAGCTTTACGGGAAATCAAAAGGGTGAATTAATGAAAAAACATAATATTCAACCCGGAACACCTGAATGGTTTCAGCTATGGTTTAGTTTACCCTATATGACTGGTGAGAAGCCAGTTGATAAATAATAATATGAGAGCTACTGATTTTATTCGCGGATTACTCGATATCATTGACGGTGTCCAAACACAAGAGAATCCTATAGTGGATTATGCTGAAGAAAATTCGGCTGATTGCGATATGGATGAAATCGCACAGGATACCTATAGTAATACGCCTGATGAACAGATCACGCCCACTGATACAATCATGAGTATAGGTAATGATGTACATAAACCTAAAAATCCAGCAGATATAAGAGTATCGACAGTAGCATTGTATCCAGAAACTGCATATAAAGGTAAGTAATGGCTACGATTAATGTTGATGTACAGAGTTTAATTAACGCAGCAGAATATGATACCTACTCTGTTGCAGATACCACAACAGTTGGTACGTTTAAAACAACAATTCAAACAGCGACTGGATGTAGCGTTGATTGGTTTGATTTGGTATATAACAACACTATTCTAGATGTTTCCAAAACCTTAGCATTTTATTCTATACCCACTGGTGCTAGTATAAGAACTCATAATAAAATTTCTCGACTCGCTACGCTGGAACTAAGACAGAAAAGCAAATTAGATTTGGCTGCATTGGATAGAGAGTATTCAGATAATCCTCGAAGCACATACGATATTACAGAGTTGCCTACTCAATACATTGATGATTCTGTATATGACAATCCAAATCCAGGTGGGTTAACTGAAGGCCGCCCCTGGATTGACACTAAAACTCCGTTCTCATTCTATGAGGCAATCAATACTACATCAGCATTGCAAACAACGCAGTATGTAAGTGGTAATAAGATTTATGCATATTCCTCGAGTCTTGATGTCCCTAGTTATCAACCGGCTAGGGTAATAGTCAATGATATTGAATTAGCAAACACTACGCTTCGTGGACACACCATGGTAGTCACAAATAGTTTTGGTGATTTAGTAAGTGTTACAAATTATGATACTTACGGTTCATCATCGGCAGTAACTGCATTAGCATCTGCATTGGGCGGAGTAGCAAGTGAAAATATTGTTATATTAGTAGTATATGATGCTAGTGCATTCAATGCAGCGTGTAGGTCTGCCTTAACTACGGGGTATGGTGATACTAACAGCAACACCTGGACTTCTTCTAGGGTAGATCATATCTTTATCGGAATTAAAATATAATGGCAGGCGAAGATACCTCACAGTTATACACACCTGAACATCACTCGGGGTCGATGGATAAGCGCCTTAACTCAACTAACTACATTCATCCACAAGAGACAAATTTATTGAATCTTGCGAAGGCAATGGAGTATAATGTACAAGGTCAACCTGTATTAAGAACTACATCAGGTGCAAGTCCGGCATCTAACGATGCGTTCGGTAGATTACGTGTAAGCAATCCATTAACATTATTTGATAGTTTTCATCGTTACAACGATAACGGAAAGATTAACACGTACACGAATGGTACTGCATCTGCGGTAGCTAATACCAACGCCGGGCTTATTGATTGCACAGTGGGTACTGATTCAGGTGATGCAGTATATAGGGAAAGTACAAAAGTATTTTCCTATCAACCGGGAAAAAGTTTACAGGTACTTACAACATTTTGTATGGCACCTGGTAAAACAAATCTAAGACAACGCATCGGGTATTTTGACACTAGCAATGGAGTGTTCCTAGAACAAGATGGGACAACATTACGTTTTAGAATTCGCTCATCTGTTACTGGCTCAATACAATACGAAAGTGTAGATCAGGCTGATTGGAATGTTGATCCGTTAGATGGATCAGGAGAATCGACAATAACATTAGATATCACTAAGGCTCAAATTCTTTTCTTTGATATTGAATGGCTGGGTGTTGGTAGTGTTCGTTGTGGATTTGTTATTGATGGTCAATTTATATTAGCGCATGTTTTTAACCACGCTAACATCATCACTGGTACATACATGACTACTGCTTGTTTACCTGTAAGAATGGAACTAGAAAATACAGGACCAACTGAGAGTTCTAGTTTATATAAGCAAATTTGCACAACTGTGATATCCGAAGGTGGATATGCACTAACCGGTAGACCACTTAGTATAGGTCATACTCTCAGTGCACCTTATGTTTTAGCAACTCCTAACACAGTATATCCTATTTTCAGTATGAGATTAAAATCCAATCGGCTAGGTGCTATAGTTTTACCTAAAAACTACAGTGTAGGACTAACCGGTAATCACAACTTTAGATTTATGATTATAATAGGTGGTACTACTACAGGCGGCACTTGGGTAGATGCGGGATCATCAAGTTCAGTAGAATATAACTTAACAGCAACTAGCATTTCCGGTGGTAGAATAGGTGAGTGGAAACAAATCATTGGTAGCAATCAATTTGCAGGAGTTGCTGACGTTGCGGACCCATTTCAATATCAACTGGAAAGAAACACGTTTACTGACACAGCTTCAGAATTAACTATCTGTTTAACTACAAGTGGTAATAATGTTAACGTCTACGGTGCAGTAAATTGGGAAGAGATAACTTAATACGAACTAAATATCGTTATGAGTGGAACTCCTGCACTAATCAAAACACCCTATCAAAAGACTAAGTTTAAAAGTGATAAGGAACTTGAAGATTTTATAAAATGCTGTGACCCTAACACGGGTCCAATGTATTTTATGGATAACTTTTTTATGATTCAGCACCCTACTAAAGGTAGTATGAATTATCATCCATGGGACTATCAAAAAAGACTAATCGAGACATATCACAAATATAGATATTCTATTAGTTTAATGCCTCGACAAACTGGTAAGTCAACATCGGCTGCTGGATACTTGTTATGGTATGCAATGTTCGTTCCAGACAGTACTATTCTTATAGCAGCACACAAATATACAGGTGCACAAGAAATTATGCAGCGTATTCGTTATGCATACGAAGCCTGCCCCGATCACATCAAAGCAGGTGTCACTACATACAACAAAGGGTCGTTAGATTTTGAAAACGGGTCTCGCATTGTATCAGCGACTACGACTGAAAATACAGGTCGTGGTATGTCTATTACACTTTTATACCTAGACGAATTTGCGTTCGTTCGACCTACAATTGCTTCTGAATTCTGGACATCTATCACACCAACACTGGCAACTGGTGGTAAAGCAATTATCACAAGTACGCCCAACTCCGACGAAGATCAATTTGCACTGATTTGGAAGCAAGCTAACAAATGTGAAGACTCGTACGGTAACAAAACAGAATTAGGTATAAACGGTTTCAAAGCATATCGTTCATATTGGCAAGAGCACCCTGATAGAGATGATCAATGGGCTGCTCAAATGAAAGCGCAATTAGGCGAAGACAGATTCAGACGAGAAATAGGTTGTGAATTTATTATTGCAGACGAAACTCTAATCGCCCCCACAACACTATTAGATTTAGAAGGTATAGAACCTATACATCGTCAAGGTCAAATCAGGTGGTATAAAAAGCCCGAAAAAGGAAATATATATGTTGTTGCACTAGACCCCGCTGTAGGTACAGGCGGAGATAATGCAGCTATTCAAGTGTATGAAGCTAACACCACAACACAAGTGGGTGAATGGAAGCACAATAAAACCGACATACCTTCACAAATACGATTGATTGCTGACATAAACAAATACATTGTAGAATGTACTAATGAGCCTGATAACATATATTATTCTGTAGAAGTCAACGGTGTCGGTGAGGCCGCGCTCGTTAGCTTAAATGAATTCGGGTATCACAATATTCCTGGTATATTTTTAAGTGAACCTGGAAGGAAGAAACGCGGATTTAATACTACTAACAAGAGTAAACTTACAGCATGTGCTAAGTTCAAAACTTTAGTAGAAAGCAGAAAGATGACCATAAACAGCAGAAGTTTAGTGTCAGAATTGAAAAACTTCATAGCTATGGGCGGTAGCTATCAAGCTAAAATCGGAGAATCAGATGATTTAGTTACTTCTACTTTACTAGTTGTTAGGATATTTCAGCAGTTAAGTGATTTTAACTACGCTTTAGATCAACATATACGTGACCATGACGAGATAATAGAACCCTTGCCGTTCTTCGCAGTTCTCGGGTAATTGATAAATAATAGATAAAGAGAATAACTATGTCTATACGAAAAGAAAACCTCAACCGAGAATTATATGGATTTTTAAAGTCTCACGGATACAAACCACATGGATTTTTAAGCTCCGGTGAAAGTTCCGGAGTTCCTGAAAAAGCCGACTTTTTCCAATTTGACTTTGTTTATGATGGTAAAACATACGGTAAAATTTCAGTTTCCATTGACGGTTCTGGAAACATGGTTGTTTATATAGGCAACGATGTCGAAGACGCTCCTAAAGCAGACTCACATGATAGTATAGGACTTGATTCACTAAGAAGATACTTGTCAAAGTTTAGATATTCTAAGGCTTTAAAATCTTTTACATACGCCGACAATGATGATTTGGAACCTGACATGAAGAAAAGAGAACATGATAAACAAGAGAGTTTAGTAGAAGGCTATTATCCAGTTAACAAGAAAACTAGCTACAGCGACAACGTTCCTGCTACTAAGATTATCATTCAACATTCACGGGTAATGGAAGAAGGTGATCAACGCTATCGTGCTGTAGAAAAGATTTTTGTAGAGAATATGCAAGGTGAGAGATTCCTTTTACCTACAACTAAGCCAGGAATAGCTCGTGTATATGCAAGACATATCAGTGAAGGTGGTACACCGTATGATGAAAGAGGTCTACACATAACCAGTTTATGTGAAGAATATTCAAAAATGGCTGGTTTTGTAAGAGCAACAAAGAACAAGCAGTTCAATGAATCTGTGCAACCATTAGTGCTTGAAGGTATTAACCATTACAACCATTTGCGTGAAACTCTACACAAAATGTCAGGCAAAAGAGGTTACACAGAATACTTCAACAACTATAAACCTGCATTGTTGGAAGACGAGAACACAGAAGATTTAACTGAGATGTTCAAGGAATCAACTTTAGACCCAAGAATAGCAAATGTCATACAAGTATTAGCTAAACTAAAAAAGAATGCTCCAATGCACAAACCATTGAAGCAAGTTAATGAATTAGAAAATTGGGCAGACCAAGTTATCGAAGGTGAGCCAGGCGACCTAGAAACAGAATTAGAAAAACAAGAATACGAACAGGATCGTGCTAGAGATGAGTATGCCGAAAAATCCATGAACGATAAAGACGAAAATGTTGATGAAGCTGTTGAAAAAATTGCTGGTAGATATGATCCAGTTGAGTTTGATGAAAAGATAAAAAGATTAAAGGCTTTGGCAAAAAAGAATCCAGTTGACACTGCTAAACTTGCACAATTACTTCGCCAAGCAACTGAAAAAGAAAAAAACAAAGAAGTACAAGAAGCTGGTCCTGCGGGTAAACCGGGTGACTACTTCGATGACGAAACAGTTAGTACAGGCCCTATTTTAGGTCATGAGCCACAGACGCAGCATGGATTACGTGGCAAACTAGTAGGTGAATCAGAAGATTTATTGAGAATCAAACAACTTTCAGGATTACAAAAATGAAAGAATTACTTGAACTAGAACAATGGGCTGAGAATATTGTAGCCAATGAGGCTGTACAAGATAGACCTTTGGCTAGAAGTCAAGATATTCAATATCAAGCAAGTAGAGAATACCCAGATCGTAGTCCTGAACAAGCTCTGCAATTGTATGTTGCTAATAAACTTGCAGCAACAGAAAAAATGGATTTAGATCAGAACAGACTAATTAACTCCCAAAAACGTGAAAATGAAAAATTACGTAGAAGCCTACAAGATTTAAGCCAAGACCTCAATAATCATGAGAAACAAGCTACCGACACCGGCGCAGAAATTGAACGCTTAAAGGCATTAAGTGCTAAATTAAAGCCTGCGGGAGAAATTCAGAAACAAGCTGCTAAAGCTAGTGCAGACAAAGTAGAAGCAATGTTAGCTGACTTAGAAAAAGTTAAAGTTGTTCCTGGTATGGATGAGAAGAAATACAAAGAACTTTCTGATAAAGTTGATAAAATAAAAAACAATGCCGGAAACGAAGAAATAGCCAAAGTACAAAAAGCATTACAGCAAATGTCGCAACAACAAAGTATAGACAACAATTTGTTTGACAACGTAATGCAACAGCTAACTAATACACAAGAACAGTTAGATGCTAAAGAAGCAAGGTTCAAAAAATACATAGAGAAAAAATCCAGTGAGATTACTTCTACTACACAAAGTCATGGCGAAGAATTAAAAAAATATGCTGACATTGTAAACAAATACAAAGATGATGTAGAATCTTTTAAAAATTACATGGACACTACTCGCAAAGAAGTAGCAAATACTAAAGCAGAAGTAGACCAACTTAAGAAAGATGCGGAGAATAAGATGCAAGAATTAGAATTCTTGTCTCCGACATTAAAGAAATTTGCAATGCAGAAGCCAGGTGAGGCGCCAACGCAGTCTTCTGATTTCAGCAGTGATAGAGCCTTCAAACAAGCAATGTCAGCAGCATCACCTGCTGCCGAACCAGCAACTAAATTGGCTATACAGAGTAAAAAAGATTTGCAAAATTTAGAAAAAGACTCAGAGATCCAGAGGAGCTATGCTATGGCTGCAACACCGACTGATAAGTTTGACTTGGATAAGTTAGACGAAAACCTTAAAAACAACAGTAACCCTGAATTTGTTGAATGGGCTAACAAAAACATTCCAGTAGCATTAAGAATGTTTTTCAATCGTTATCCTGAATTAGAATCAATTTACGCTTTGGAACAAGTGCAAGCAGTAATGAGTGAGTATTTCCCGTATCTATATCAATACGATGAGATTGATATGGAGACTATGAATAAGTTCTTAGACTTTATTAAAAATAAGATCAAGGCTCAACCAATTCAACCTATGCAAAAGAGTTTGTTCGATAATTTAGCAGAAGCATATGAAACATCTTTGGATAAATTGATTGGGTTAGATTACATAAAAACCCATAGATAAAAATATATTTTCCCTTTATTGGCATAAATAATATTGACGCAGGAGTTATTACTCGCTATAATAACTTTTGTGTTAGTCACTCACAGGGAGTGGCGAATATTAAAACAGAGACCATCTCAATTTTTAAGGAAAATATATTATGGCAAGTCTAAGCGAAATCCGCGCTCGTATCGCAGCGCAAGAAAACAAATCCCAAAACAAAAACACAACTGCACAAGGTGATGGAGCCACGTATCCACACTGGAACATGGATGAAGGCCTAACAGCTACTATCCGTTTTCTTCCCGATGCAGACAGTAAAAATACTTTCTTCTGGGTAGAACGTCAAATTATCAAACTTCCGTTTAACGGCGTGAAGGGTGATCCAAATATGAAACGTGTTGAAGTACAAGTACCATGTATGGAAATGTATGGTGACGTTTGTCCTATCTTGGCAGAAGTTCGTCCTTGGTATAAGGATGAAAGTCTAAAAGAAATGGCAAACAAATACTGGAAGAAGCGTAGTTATTTGTTCCAAGGCTTTGTACGACAAAACCCATTGGGTGACGATAAAACCCCAGCAAATCCTATTCGCCGATTCATTATCAGCCCACAAATCTTCACTATCATCAAGTCCAGTTTGATGGATCCTGAAATGGAAGAATTGCCAACTGACTACATGCGTGGTCTTGACTTCAACATTAAGAAGACCAGCAAAGGCGGCTATGCTGATTACAGCACTAGTAATTGGGCACGTAAAGAATCTGCCCTCACCGAAGCAGAACAATCTGCTATCGAAGCACATGGGCTATTTAATCTAGCAGATTTCTTGCCCAAGAAACCCACAGACGCAGAATTGCGTGTCATCAAAGAAATGTTCGAGGCATCTGTTGACGGTCAACCGTATGACGTTGAACGTTGGGGTGCATATTACAAGCCCTTCGGTGTTGAAGCACCTGCAGGAGCGACAGCGGCTACAACACAAGCAGCACCGACCGTGGCTGCACCCGCGACAGCACCCGTAGCAGAATCTACTCCCCCGTTTGATGCTGACGAACCAGTCCAAGCAAGTTCTCCTGTTGAAGTTCCTAAAACAAGCGGAACATCAAGCGACAAAGCACAAGACATCCTAGCGATGATTCGTGCTAGACAAGCGAAGTAAAATCTAGGGGCTACGGCCCCTAGACTTAAGGAGAAATCTATGACATTACCGGACGAACGCTACCGTGCCCTTAAGCAAGGTAAAAAATTATTAGAGGAGTTATGTGACCCCGGTCGCACCCCTCGTGTCCCTAGTATTATCAGAGATAAAGCAAGAGGTGCATTGCGCCATTTCCCACAAGATTGGGAAATCGATGCGTTAGCAGATAAATGCCCAGATATGCTTGATAAAGTATCATTTACTGATAAACTATTACAAAAACAACTTGGAGATAAAATTGGCAAAACCATTTGATGTAAGCAAATTTAGAAAAGACATTACTAAAAGTATTGAAGGATTGAGCATTGGATTTAACGACCCTACAGATTGGGTATCTACAGGAAATTACGCTCTTAATTATCTCATTAGTGGTGATTTTAACAAAGGTGTTCCTTTGGGCAAAGTCACTGTATTCGCTGGCGAATCTGGATCTGGTAAAAGCTACATCTGTAGTGGTAACTTGGTTCGTCACGCTCAGGAACAAGGTATTTTCGTTGTTCTAGTCGATAGCGAAAACGCATTGGATGAGGAGTGGTTGCGTAATTTAGGTGTAGATACATCAGAAGATAAACTACTAAAACTTAACATGGCTATGATTGATGACGTAGCCAAGACGATTTCAGAATTTATGAAATCATACAAAACACTACCAGCAGAAGACAAACCTAAAGTATTGTTCATCATTGACTCACTGGGTATGTTGTTGACTCCTACTGACGTTAATCAGTTTGAAGCAGGTGATATGAAAGGTGACATGGGTCGTAAGCCTAAAGCATTGACTGCACTTGTTCGCAATTGTGTTAACATGTTCGGTAGTCATAACGTAGGTCTAGTTGCTACTAATCACACATATGCTTCACAGGATATGTTTGATCCTGATGATAAGATTTCAGGTGGTCAGGGTTTCATCTACGCAAGTTCAATTGTTGTTGCTATGCGTAAACTAAAACTCAAGGAAGACGAAGACGGTAACAAGGTTAGTGAAGTGCGAGGTATTCGTTCAGCCTGTAAGGTTATGAAAACTCGTTATGCAAAGCCCTTTGAATCTGTTCAAGTTAAGATTCCTTATGAGACTGGTATGAATCCTTATTCTGGACTACTTGACTTGTTCGAAGGTCAAGGTCTATTGACTAAAGAAGGCAATCGTTTGGCATACACAACTGAAGACGGTGAAGTATTGAAATCATTCCGTAAGGGATGGGAATCTAACGATGATGGTTGCCTTGATAAAGTGATGGAAGAATTCCAGAAAAAAAATGCAAATAAGCTAAGTACTGTTACTGCCGATGAAGGAGCGGCGACAGAATGAGTTTAGACTTGGTAACTGAAGTATGGGATGTTCTACGATCCCACATTGATTTTAATGAACGAGGCGATGCGGCTGACACACTCGTTAATTTTCTAATTGATAACAACTACGAGGCAGAGGATATCAAAGATGCCTTTAGGGGTGACAAAGAGATTATTACCGCAGTGAAAGATTACTTGTCTCAACATGAAGATGAACTAGAGTATGAAGATGAAGATTACTACGGTGATTCGGATGACGATGAATGGGATTAAATGAACTGGTACACACGCATAACACAAAACTTAGGCGTGCTACCCGATTTCATTCTTCACTATGAGAATGAACTTCTCGGGGCGAAGAACGAGGTTAAAATTTTTGGCAATGTTGAAAAGAACATTGCCAATTTACCCGGTATCACTGAGCACCGTTTTAATCAACTACAAGAAATTGAGGCTGTACTAAACTTCCTCAACATTCAACTTCGGAAAATTCGCCGAAAGCATTTTCAAAAATATTTAGAAGCGTATAATAGAGTATTGACTAGCCGTGATGCAGAAAAATATGTAGACGGCGAAGATGAAGTCATTGATTTTGAAACCATCATTAATGAAGTTGCCCTATTACGTAACAAATGGTTGGGTGTCATTAAAGGTCTAGAAGCAAAACAATGGCAAATGGGTCATATCGTCCGTCTGAGAACGGCTGGTATGGAAGATATTACTATTTAAGGATTCACAATGACCATTAACACGCACACATTCCAATTTCATCCTACCTCTGCACAAACAGGTATTATTGCCAATACAGTAAATTTATCTTTCGATGATTTTGTATCCAATGATTATCATCCTTCTGTTAAAAAATACGAAGTGTTTGAGTCACCTGAAGATGTTTTGGCACTGAGTGTCGCATGGAAACGTATGCGTGATAAAGGTGTATCCCCTACAGGTAAGTTGTTAGACAAAACATTATTTGATAGAGTAACACAAGAGGATCGTGACACTGCAAATATTATCCGTGATTATTATAGCAAAAAGTTTATGATTAATGCATTAATGAATGACGGACGAGAAATGTCACCTTTTAGAAAAGAAATTTCTAAAATCATTAACAGTGAAGGTAAAATGATTTCTAAAGAGGCATTTGGTCCAGTATATTATTTGCCTATTTTCTATGAATATGATACTGACCTTGATTATGTTAAAAGCTGTGTAACTATTAATCAAGATTTTAAAAACAGTCAAGCACCTAGGGTTATATCGAATATTGTTGATTTACAACCTATTAAAAGAATTGTAAAAAAATCAAAACATACTACTACCGTTGAATATTGGTTGAAGAGTAATAACAAGCATAATTCAGCTAATGTAATTAGTATTCCTAAAGATAATCCATTGTTACATATTTGGGATCATGTGTTTAGTACTAAAGAAGTATTACAAATTCAGGGCGGATATGAACAGAAACGCTTGGACAATTTTGAATACTATTCAATTAAGGCTTGGAAACTAGCCCAGGATTGACAATAAATCATTTCGGGCATATAATACATGTATTGATTGATTAAAGGAGCATGTATGACTGAGTTTGAGACTAACTGCTATGGTATGTCTGTTGAAGATATCCGTGAGCAGTACATGGAAAGTATTACCGCTCGTTTCTCTGGTCTTGAAATGGTTGTCATGGGCATTCTGTCTGACTGTCAGGAAATGATGGCAATGGGCACTGGTCCCCGTTCGGTTGAATATGTTCGCAAGCAAATGAATGTCGCCAAGTACATTCTGTCCGAAATGCAAGAAGCCAAGCAGGCAGCTTGACATAAAAATCAAGTCGTTGTATAATAATCTTTTATTCAGGAGCTTCAATGTCTGTAATTCGTGTGTTGTCTGGTTCTTATCGTAACGAACCTGTTAAAGGCGAAATCTTTACTTTGGTAAAAGGTTACCAACTCGGTGCCAAAGGCGGTTTTGTTACAGTTAAGAACGAAGGTCAATTCCCCGGTCGTCCGGCAGAAGTTCGTGTTCAAGTTGACAATCAGGAATGTGTTCAGTTTATGTCCGGTAAATCGGAAATTGTAGAGACTCCTAAAGAAACTGATGAACAGGCAATGGATCGTATTGCCGCACGATTTGCAGTTTTGGATGAAATGTCCGCTGCCTGTATTGCAGGTAACATTCGTGCTATGATTGTTACAGGTCCTGCAGGCATTGGTAAGTCGCACGGTGTGACTACTCAAATGGAAAAAGCATCGATGTTTGACAAAATCTCGGGTAAGCGTCCCCGCTTCGAAATTGTCAAAGGTGCTATTTCTGGTATCGGTCTGTTCGCTACATTGTACAAGTACTCTGACAAGAAAAACGTTTTGGTGTTCGATGACTGTGATGTTTGGGAAGACCAGGACGCAATTAACGTTCTGAAGGGTGCATTGGATTCTGGTAAAACTCGCCGTATCTCTTGGAACAAGGACAGTCGTCTGTTGCGTGACGAAGGTGTGCCGAATCAATTCAATTTCAACGGCTCTATCATTTTCATCACTAACAAGACTTTCGATAACAAGAAGGCTAGTAAGATTCAACCTCACTTGGATGCTCTCCAATCTCGTTGTCACTTTCTTGACCTGACCGTTGACAGTGAGCGTGACAAGATGCTCCGCATCAAGCAAGTTCACCGTGATGCTGATGGCGGCCTGTTTGCGGACTATGATTTCAATCAGGAACAAACTGATGAAATTATGAATTTCATTTGGGACAATCATACCAAACTGCGTGAAGTGTCTTTGCGTATGTGTCTCAAGATTGCAGACTTGGTTAAGATTTCCGCTAACTGGCGTGAACTTGCTAAGGCAACTTGCATGAAGGGCATTTAATTAACGCCGTGTGAAGGCAGAGGGCAACGTCAATAAGACCCTCCCCTATTCTGAATAAAGGACGTAGTGTCCTTTTATCCATTGATGTTGCAATTACTATTTTGATTATGCTATAATAATGAAATGTCAGCAGTAAAACCCTCTACCAAGGAACAGTTAATCCATTATCTATTGAATCATATTAGTTTAGGTACATATGATAGAAAGTTTCTATCCAGCCTTCAGACTATGTATGTTACAGCACAAAAGCCAGTAACCACTAATCAATCCAATTTATTGAGCAGGATTATATTACGCTACAAAAGGCAACTGTTAAAGCATGAGATTACAGTTGATGAGGCTAATTCACTACCTTGGACACATGATCCTATACCTAGCTTACCTGAATTTACTGAAACACATTTGATTTTAGTAGATGATGAATTAATTTTGCGTAGTCCGTATAAAACAAACTTTGTCAAAGACTTTAGAAAATTAGAAATATACGGAAAATGGGAACAAGAGGATAGGTTTTGGAGAATACCTGCGAATACATTTACTCTGCGTGAAGTAAAAAAGTGTATTGAACATCATTATCCCAAGATAAATTATTGCGACCAATTAACTGCCCTTCTGAAAGACATTGACTCTTTATCCGAAAAAGATTATTGGGACCCTACATATGTAAATAAGAATGGTAACTTTTATGTTGCCCCAATTACAGAATCGTTGCACAACGCTATTGAAAAAATTCCTCTCGATATAGAATTTAAAAACATCACTAGATTAGTTTCTAGTGGAATCAACATAGATAGTAGCGTAACAGAACTTTGCCGTAGTAAATATTCGGATAAGGAGATCAATTTTGTTAAGTCTCCTGTTGCGACAATTGAATATCTAGACCCGCAGCTTAGTGACTTGTTAATTTCACTGGAACCCGATTTAGTTATATTTTTAGAATACGTTTCGTCAATGAAACCTTACCTTAAAACTATCAAAGAAAAATTAAAAGAGTATAATATAAAAACAATAACTCCTGTGTATTCTAACCTAGCTATAGATATGACACAGCACGGTTACATAGTAATTGTAGAAACTGGCATTTCATTACGTCAGCAAATACTACCCTATGCTAGTAAAATAGTCCAGGTAGTAAATAATAAACCCGTACATATTAAATGAAAGAATGTAAATTAATCATAAAAGATGAAGTAAACGTAAAGCTAGAAGGTCTAGAACTTGGTGACCGTAAGACGCTGATGAAGATGTTTGAGTTTGAAGTTCCTGGTGCAAGATATTTACCTAGTGTAAGGCTCGGCAGATGGAATGGTAAAACAAGTTATTTTAGTTTAGGTGGTAGCACATACATTAATCTATTGCCAGAGATTCTTCCTCTGCTAGATCAAGCCGGGTATGATATTGAACTAGATGACCAGCGTGAATACACTACAACATTCAATTTCGCTCAAGTGTCCGAGGAGACATTCAAACACAAAGTCTGGCCAGCAAAGCACCCAATGGCAGGTCAACCTGTTGTATTGCGTGACTATCAGATCGAAATCATCAACAACTTCCTTGCTAACCCACAATCAATCCAAGAAGTAGCTACGGGTGCAGGTAAGACACTAACAACAGCAGCATTAAGTTTAAGTGTAGAAGACTATGGGAGAAGTATCGTTATTGTCCCTAATAAGGACCTCGTCAGACAAACGGAAGCCGATTATATTAATCTGGGCTTGGACGTTGGTGTATATTTTGGTGACCGTAAAGAAGTCGGACGCACTCATACTATCTGTACTTGGCAATCACTAAACAACATGATGAAGAAAACTCAGTCAGGAGAGGCTGAAATTTCTATCATTGACTTTATTGAAGATGTTGTTTGTGTTATGGTTGACGAAGTGCATATGGCTAAAGCGGATGCATTGAAAGCATTATTAACAGGTCCAATGTCACGTATTCCTATTCGTTGGGGACTCACTGGTACGATACCTAAATCTAAATTTGAATTTATGTCATTGTTCGTCAGTCTCGGTAACGTGATTGGCAAACTGTCTGCTAAAGAGTTGCAAGATAAAGGTGTACTTGCACAATGTCACGTAAACATTGTTCAATTGAAAGACGATGTTGAATTCAGTAACTACCAAAGCGAATTAAAATATTTAACAGAAAACAGTGAACGTCTAGACGCAATTGCAGGATTGATTGGCAAAATAGTTGAGAGCGGAAACACACTTATTCTAGTCGACCGCATTAGTGCAGGCAAAGAATTACAACGCAGACTGAGTGATATATTCAGTCTACTGAAAGACGCACCTGAAGTAGCTTTTGTTTCAGGTGAAACTAATTTAACAGAAAGAAGGGAAAACTATGATGAAGTCGCAACATCAAACAACAAAATCATTATCGCAACTTATGGGGTTGCCGCTGTGGGTATTAACATACCCCGCATATTTAACCTCGTGTTATTGGAACCAGGTAAGTCGTTTGTTAGAGTCATACAATCCATTGGACGAGGAATCAGAAAAGCCGAAGACAAAGACTTTGTCCAAATCTGGGACATTACAAGTTCCTGCAAATTCGCAAAAAGACACCTCACCCAAAGAAAAGCGTTCTACAAAGAAGCTGCATACCCGTTCGACCTTGAAAAACTTACCTACAAATGATACACTTTAATTATGAACATTTTATTATTAGACAATATAAAATACAATTTAGAAAATCTACCTGAAGAAGTAGATGATGTTAGATTTGCTATTTTAGATAACAGCAATCCGCAGAACGTAGATTACCATTATATTCCATTAATCTTTCTGGAGAGTTTCAACTCACCTGCACTTGTTTTACGAATTGGAGATCAACATATTAAGATGCCTGTTGATTGGCAAATACTAATCGGGGAACCTGAAATGGGTGACTTGGAAACATTACCACTAACTAGTATCAATGATCGAGGATTCAAAGCATTCGAGTTTAACCCATTAACCTCATTTAGACCCAGCTTTCTTGACATTGACATTGTAGATATATACCATGATGTTACATGGTATGCCCCTAGATTAAAAAACGGACAGTTCTTGTGTGTACCAATTGATGATGGATACAAACCTAGGTGTGTGTACTTTGTTAAAGAAATTAGTAGAAATTGTGAAATTGTTGACTACCAACAGGCATTCTAATGGCAACTAAAAAAGCAACTCCGTCAGAAGAAAAATTCGAGAAACAAGACTTTGATTTGTTCAAGGCTTTAGAAGCGATTGACAAGAAAGACTATTCATATTACGATAGACTGACAGAAGAACAGCAAAAGAAGTTCGTACCGTTTATGATGACTCACTGGATGAGCCAAATCAAAAGCAATGGTAGTATGCAGGGATATTACGTGCGTAGTGTTGATTATCACGCTAATCAACATTTATTCAATGAAAACGTGATGAAACATCCCAAACTACAGTGGCTAATGTTGTGTGCTAGTAGCCCTGATATGGGAAAGCAATTCCATCAATGGGTGCCGCACTTGTCTAGCAAAGTTGCTACATTGAAAGAAACACCCAAAGAACGTGAAATTAGAGAGTATTTTAGTAAAATTTATCCTAAGGCAAGCGAAGCAAACCTATATGCTATAAGCGAAGCATATGTTACAGAACACAAGAAAAAATCATACCTAGCCAAAAGATTTGAAAATCTAAAATACGAAGATATTGAAATATTAGCAAATTTAGTGACCGACGATGACATTCGTAGATATGAAGAAGACCGAGGAAATTGAAACGAAACACAGTTGCGAATTCTGCAACCGAACATTCGTCAGAGAAAAAACTCTGTTCACCCACATGTGTGAGACAAAGAATAGATGGTTGTCAAAAGATAAAATTGCAAATAGAATAGGATTTCAAAGTTTCGTTCAATTTTATAAAAAACATTCTGCTGCTAAAAAGACAAAAACATATGATGAATTCATTCGTAGTCCATACTACACAGCTTTTGTAAAGTTTGGAAATTATTGTAGTGATATCAATGCTATCAACATTTCTCGTTTTGTTGATTGGTTATTAGCAGAACAAGTGTCAATTGATAATTGGAATAGTGATAAAGTATATACTAGGTATTTGATCGAATATCTTAGAAAAGAAGATCCAATGGATGCTATACATCGTAGTGTAGAAACGTCAATAGAATTAGTAAAATCTGAAGGTATTCTTCCTAAAGACTTGTTGAGATTCGGTAATACAAACAAGATTTGTTATGCAATAACTACTGGTAAGATTAGCCCTTGGATGTTGTATCAAAGTAAAAGTGGCCCTAAGTTTTTAGACACGTTACACCCTGACCAAGTTAAATTCATTATAGATTATATTGATCCAGAGCAATGGGCACTAAAATTTCACAGAGAGCCGGAAAATGTCAGAGCAGTCAAAGAAATCCTTGATGTTGGGGGGTATTGATATTAATCATGATTATAGAGTAAGAATACCCTTTACAGTAGGGTTCATGAGTGACGGCGAAATAAATATGTGGAATGAAACATGTGCTAGAGCAATCGAGATGTTCGGATTGCCGGGTGACAAATACACATGTAGATTTACTAAAGAAGCGATTGAGTTTTGGTTCTTAGAAGAAAAAGATGCTATGATTTTTGAGTTGACTTGTGGATAAGTGTTTAGAGTTTATATTGCCTAGCGGAGCAGCAGGTATGGCAGCCGGCATGACTCGTCAAGCTATAGGTAAAAAAATCAGAAAATTACAAGAAGATAAAAAAATAGGTCAGTATAAAACTAAAACGACAGGATATAGATTTAAGGTATGGTTTGAGAATGAAATTGACTACACTACTTTTTTCCTTGTTTGGGAAGCCATTAACTCTTGGCATAAACCTAAAATCATTGAAGAAGATTACGATCCGAATTAAAGCTCTTATAAGAATATTAAAAGCAAATCGCAAACTCAAAAAGAGTGGTTACAATAATTGGGCACATTATAAACATAACCGTGACCCCGATGTCGAAAGGTATGCTAATTGCATAGATGACTTCTACAAGGGTTATCCATATATCTATGCTTGCCCAAACCCAAACCACTATGCATATCAACACATAGCCGATTATGGACCAGGTGGTGACATATATGGGTTTAATGAGATAGAATTTTGGTGTCACGAAAAAATAAGGTGGAACTTTCGTTGTGACATGCATAGAGTTTATGAGAATCAATGGGGAAAAATTGAGTTCAATGATATCGGAGGTTATGATAGAATATACTTTGCTTTTAAACGTGAACAAGATTTTACACACTTTTTATTGCGATGGGCCTAAAAAGAATATACATAATGTATCATACACCTAGATCGATGGAAGTTCTTTCATGGTTTTATGATACATTCGGTGAACCTCAGGAATGGGGAGGTATAATGTCAGAGCCTGTTCAATTGAAAAGTGGATATCAGTGGGCCAATGGTCAACATTCTACTAATTATCATGATGAAGCTAGTCCATGTATTTGGTGTACAGAACAAGCGTTTATGATGTATTCTCTAAGGTGGTTATAATGGAACAAGGTAGCTTTACATATAAAACAACTAATTACTATGGTAGTCAACGAAAGATTCACATCGTATCTTGGAAAGGTAAGGGTGAAGTTGACGGGGATGAAATCCGAAAGTGGTGTATTGAAAACTTCGGAAATCCAGGTTATCAGGAAGAACATTCTCAAGCTCGATGGCTAGATGATATTAAAGATTCGGGTGAAATCTATCTGTGTAAAGATGAAGATTTGACCTTTTTCTTACTCAAGTGGACATGATGTACGATGATTTGACCCATAGGGTATTTCTAAAATGTCCAACTACAGACACAGATACAGTTGACAGGTGGTGTTACGAACATTTTGGTGAACAGGGTGACAAATGGGATGCTTGGTTCGCAGATGATAGTCTCTGGAATTATGACCAAATTTATGCTTTCGTTAACCACGAAGATGCAGTACTTTTTACTCTAACTTGGGTATGAGAAGATTACATTTTGATGGCTCTACTTGGCATGATACCAAACCCGGTTGGCATGAAATTGAATTGAATTTGAACGGTCAACCAAAACGCTATCGTGAAATACTAGAATGGCTGTATAATACTATAGACAAGCCGGAAAGGCATTGTAGGTGGTTCCAAACGTCTGTTGGAATCAAAATTAAATTTAGGTACGAACGAGATTTTATTATCGCAACATTGAGGTGGACATGAGAGTAGGTGTTTGGTATCGTACAGAATTACAACAACCCCCTAAGTCAGGTTACTACCTTAGCTACAGAGGATGGGGTATCGCTGGCAAGGCAGATGACGACAGCGATTGGGGTTATGTCTATTACGATAAGAAAATAAATGAGTGGCGTGATTATCAAAATGTTAGCAGTAGCTATGCTATTGTCTATTACTGGACTGACGCTACGCCTGATGATTGGGTAAATCAAGACCCACCCGGTGTCACATTACATAAAGTAAAAGAAGAACACAATGTAGCACTGGAAGATGCGTGGAAGAAAGTTCAGGAGGCAATCGACCAGTACAACATGATTAAAGAGTTGGTGCGATGACAATACAATTACACGACTATCAATTGTGCGTTTTAGAACACTTAAAGGGATGGAAGCCGGGCGAAATGATGCTTATCTCTACTCCTAGACAAACTGGTAAAACTTATCTCAATCAATTATTCGGTAAAATGAGTAACAGACAAATTTTTATGATGGGACCAGAACCTAAGTATAAATTCAGTCGTGCCAACTGGTATCAAGCAGAATTTGACTGGCGAAAGTATGATGAAGTTGAAGAATGGTGCGAACAACAGTTTGGGCCGCACCCACAGAGACCAGATGCGTGGAGTCGCTGGTGGCATAAGTTTGAGAATAGCATTCTGTTCCGTGACGAAAAAGACTATGTATTGTTCATGTTGAGGTGGTCGTGATGTTTATTCACACATACCAACAACAGGAGGATTGGAGAGATCCCGTACCCTGGTTTGTTGCTGCATTTACGACACCTAAGGAAAATCGTAAAGAGATTACCAAATGGTGTTACAAAACTTTTGGTGCCCCTAGTATGAATCATCTTACTAAACAGATTCGTTGGAAAGATAGTATTCAATACGGTGAAATATATTTCAGTAATCAAAAAGACCTGGAGTGGTTTGTACTGAGGTGGTCATGACTATGCACAAAGTTGTTTATGCTCAAACTACAGATGGCACACTGTCTGCGTATCAGCGTAGCTATAAAGACCACCTAGTAGACGAATGGCTTAAAGAATATTGTAAAGGCCCTTACTATCATAACCCGGGCTGGACTACAGAAAAGTTTATTGAGTTTGAACGCAATGAAGATGCGTTTTGGTTTGCGTTAAGGTGGTGTTGATGAATAACATTTCAGTTCATAATCTTATCGACAATCATATTATCAACTATCTTAGAGAGATTGATAAGCCCAGTAGAACATATTGGCCCTATCTAATTCAGCTAAAATCTTGGGCTGACGTAAGCCCTGCTGAAAGATTCTGCTATACCCACTTCAAGAGTCGAAACTGGAGAAATATCAGCGCCGATTTTTATTTCAAACATAAAGAAGATTATGAATGGTTTATGTTAAGGTGGTCTTGATGGAAACAAATATTGTATATAGAGCTATGGCAGCAGGCAACTGGGATGAAAAAGTCGAATGGTGCAGAGAAAACTTGTATCCTGGAGGACACTATGAACCAAAATGGTATATGCGTTATCCTTGGATAGAATTTGATGATGAAAAAGAATATATCTGGTTCAAGTTGAGGTGGGAATGAGCCTAATTGACGATATCGATGATTTGATGTGGCCAGTATTTGTCAAGTTTGATAAAGCATTGGTTCCTGACGAATGGTACGAACTAGATTGCTGGTGTAATCAGCAGTTTGGTAAAGATGGTTGGTGGCTTGAGAAAGGTGTCATGCGTCTTAGAAAAGAAGAACATGCTACAATATTCTTACTAAGATGGGGTTAATAGTTACAAAGTACATTTATGAAAATTTTGATACCGACGCCGCGGTAGAGTGGGCCATAGAAAATTGTCCTAGTTTTGAAAAGTACATGATAATAGAACTAGACTGGGAAGAAAAAGAAGATTTGGGTTGTTGGTTTAAATTTGAGGTATATTTTGGTGACGAAAAAGATGCAATGTTTTATTCATTGAGGTGGGCGTAATTGATTGAAGTGACATTAGAAGATAAATTACCTAGTGAGTTTTTAGAAATTGTTAGAGAAATTAAAGACAAAGGGTATGTTCAGGGAACTGACTTTGACTTTGCTTACCATCCACCCAAATTTGATAACTTTTCAGGGGATGCAGTGTATAATAGATGCGTCATATTCAAATTTTATAAAGAAGAAATTGCAACATGGTTCAACCTAAAGTATCTTTGATGGATGAAATAATCAAAGAAAAATTAGAAGAAATGGAAAAAAGTATAGACAACGATGTGATGAGGTCTTGTCTAGTCGAAGGTGGATGGACAGAAATTAAATTTCATTATCACAGTGGTAAACACGCAGTTGATGTGTTAGAATGGTGCGGTGAAACGTTTAAAGAAAATCAATGGTCGAGACTGAATGGTTACTTTGTATTTCGCAAGAAAAAAGATGCTGAATGGTTTATGTTAAGGTGGCTATGAAAATCATATGGGGAAGAAGCATAGGATGGAATATTTCCTATAATAATTACAGAAGCATACTGAAATACGCCGGCGATAATAATTTCGATATCACCCATAAAAATATTAAAATGGAATATACTATAATAGAAAACGGTGCAGACTGCTATCCCTGGATGGAATACTTTGCGATATTACCTAGAAAAACAGTGACAGGTAAACGCATATGGTGGCAGAAAGCATATAAGCGTAAAGTATGGGTAGTGTGGGGCATAGGCTTTCACATGGAACCACATGTACAATATGCAACAGCCTTTGATTTGTTAATGTATGACAACAACTATAACACTAAAAGGTAATTTAACTGGTGAACAAGAACAATGGCTCGCAAAGAATATCGGGCCTAGGATGCATTACATTCACAATAGTATAGGTGGTCAAGGTTGGATAGCAAGACACGAATGGAAACCTGGAATGGTTTCTAAGTATTGGAATCTTTCTATTGAAGATGACCGTCTCGCTACATTTTTTGTACTGATGTTCCCGCAATGATAGAAAATCATCCTTTTAAAATTACAGAGTACGACAGGTTTGTAACTGTGACTTGGCCTGCTTTTCATGACATACGAGACAAAATGACTAAAGTAAAATTAGTTGAGGCAGCATTTCAGCAATCTAAAGCAGTTGAGGTCGGGTTTGTATTAGAACTCAATAACAAAGAATATGATATCATGTGGATCAATTCTTTTCTTAGTTTAACTCAAAATGATTATGTGCATTATGTACAAGACATGTATGTGATTAGAGGTGTTGCTTATAGAGATAAGCAAGACGCAGAAAAGTTATATAATTGGTTAGAAGGAAAGTATATATGGCAGCTATTAAAGGACTAGGAAGTTTTCAACCAATGATTGAGTATGTTGATGTGGTTCGTAATAACACGGATTACACCTCAAAGAAAACGTATATCCCTAAGCCCAATGATTCAGATGAACACATTAGATGGTGCCGCAGAAATTTAGGAGCTAGGGGTGATGGTTGGGACTTTGCAGGTTCTGGTAAAACGTTGACTATTTTTATTTGGTCACACAAATTGCAATTTATGTATGAAATGTGGCAACAATAGTGAAGAATAAAATAGGTATTGATATCGGCAAAACCAAAACTGAATGCTGTGTCATTTCACTTAACAACGAAGTGTTGTTTCGTGAAAGATTACCTACAGGTACCGTCTTTAATGAAATAAAAGAATTGTATCAAAAGGCTATCAAATACACAGATACAACGAATCACACCATCGGTGTGTGTATGCCGGGAAAATTAAGCAACGTTAGTGGGTTAATGATTAATTCTAGTATTGAATTTTTGAATAATACTGACTTTGTAAAAAATCTACAACTTGTTTTAAACCATGATTTTAAAACAGCAAATGATTCACAATGTTTTGCATTAGCAGAAGCATTACTAGGGGCAGGGAAAAATTATAATATTGTTTATGGCTTAATATTGGGCACTGGCGTGGGCGGGGGCATCGTAATAAACGGTAGAAGTACACAAAGCGAGTTTGGTCACACTAGTCTAGATAGTTCAAACAAAATACTATGTAGATGTAAGAGAATTGGTTGCGTTGAAACATGGCTCAGTGGCTCAGGTGTCGATGTATGGGCAAAAGAATTGTTAGGGATCGATATGTCTACTGTAGACTATATGAAAGATCCCAAAGTAAAGCAGATATACTTTGAAAAGTTTGGATTAGCTCTATCTAATTTAATTCAAACAGTTAATCCAGAATGTATTGTAATCGGTGGTGGAATCAGTAATAATAGTGAAGTATATTCCGTAGGTGTAGAGCGCATCAAACAAAAGTTGTTTGATGATGAATTGTCTATACCTGTAGTCAAAGCAGAACTAGGAGATAGTGCAGGCGTTATAGGTGCTGCACTTTTATAATTATGGCAAATGATATAATGATTGACCTTGAAACACTTGACACGACACCGTATTGTGTAATTCTCACAATCGGTGCAGTCAGGTTCGATCCTAGAGGTCAAGGAGTGGTTGAACGATTAGAACTACGTCCTACGATTGAGGATCAAACAGAAATTCATAATAGAATAATTGATGATGACACATTACGGTGGTGGTCTACACAGAGCCCTGATGCACTTGAAGAAGCATTGGGAGACAGGGGACGTACATCATTTAGAGAGTGCATGGAGGCCCTTTATAAGTTTTGTTGGAACCGTCGTGCTGTTTGGGCTAATGGTTCTGCATTTGATATCGTAGCATGTGAAACAGGTATGCGTCAGACATTGACTGATTATCCTAATCCTATTCCGTGGCCATTCTGGACAGTTAGAGATACACGAACACTGTATGAAGTAGCAGGTGTTAGTTTGAAGGATAAGAAATACGGTAGCAAAACAACGCACAAAGCAGTCGAAGATGCAGAACACCAAGCGATTGTTGTGCAAGACGCATACATGAAATTGATGAAAGCAGGATTGGCAACACCGCGATGAAAACATACGGTGAATTATTACCTGGCTTAAAGATCATTGAACATACAAAGTACAATGATAATAGAGGTAATTTTTGTGAAACATGGAAGATAACAAATGATGGGATGCGAGGATCGTTCCGTCAATTGAACACTGCAACATCTAAACAAAATGTCATTCGTGGTATGCACAGACAAGACCAATCTAAGTTGATTATGCCTGTTTATGGTAGAATATTTGACGTTGCACTAGAACCTGAAACTGGTAAGTGGTTTGCGATTGAATTAGACAACACCTCAGGTTTATTAGTACCACCAGAATACGCACACGGTTACATGACATTAACTGAAAACACGATAGTGCAGTATATTGTAGACATGCCCTATAATAAAGACGTTGAAGAAAATTTCAAATGGGATCAATATAACATCGCTTGGCCAATCGTTGTTACACCCATACTATCAGAGAAAGACAAATGAAAGTAGGATTTAATTGTTCAAGTTTTGATTTGTTTCATGCTGGGCATGTTACCATGCTTAAAATGGAAAAAAAGTTATGTGACTATCTAATTGTTGCACTTCAAGTTGATCCTACTATTGATAGGCCTGGCATCAAAAATAAACCTACACAATCTGTCTATGAACGATACGTACAATTGCAGTCATGTAAATATGTAGACGAGATACTAGTATATTCTACCGAATATGACCTACTTCAATTATTGATGACCCAAAAGATCGACATTCGTTTTTTGAGTGAAGAATATCTTAACAGAGATTTCACGGGCAAGCAATATTGCATTCAAAATGGAATCGAGTTATACTATCACAAACGTGAACATGATTATAGTTCAACCGAGTTGCGTAACAGAATATATATGTTAGAAAAACTCAAGCGTGAAACAACTCAACCAGAAACAGAGATACCGCAACACAGTCCTGAATTGGTTAAAAAGAATGAAATTTAATAGTGACATTGACATTGATTTTAGTAACCGTGATGATATACTAAAGCATATCAGGCACATACCTGCAGCCATGCGTAATGTTAATCCAATTCGTAAACATGCGACTGGAATCTATGTGACAGACATTCCATATGATGCAGTGAATGACATGGCTAACATTGATTATGTAGAAGCAGAGGATCGTGGATATATTAAGTTAGATATGCTTAATGTGCATGTATATAATCAAGTCAAAGACGAAATGCACTTAATCGAGTTGATGCGTGAGCCTGACTGGAATAAGTTAAAAGATCGAGAATTTGTTGAAAAACTGATACACTTGTCAAATCACTACAATAGTCTTTGCAAAATGCCAGAACCAGTTGACAGTATTCCTAGACTAGCTATGTTTTTGGCTATTATTCGTCCAGGAAAAAAGCATTTAATTGGTCTGCCCTGGAAAGAAGTAGCTAAAACTGTATGGGAAAAAGGAAGTGACGGGTATAGCTTCAAAAAAGCACATGCAATTGGGTATTCTTGGTTAGTAGCAGTTCATATGAACTTGCTTACAGAATCTTCTTCACAAGGGTAATTGATTTTCTTTTAGATTTCTTTTTACTGAGTTCAAGCATACTACATATAGGTCCGTGTAATACTGTCAAACTCTTATTGTTAAATGTTCTTAAGTAGGGCTTAAAGATAGCCCAGTCTTCTTTTAGAAACATATTAATGGGTACTAATCTGTTTGATTCCCACCACCAAACATCCCCTAATAACAAAAATTGCTCTCTTAACTCTTGTTGTGCTATAGATCCATAATCATATATAGTGGTGACTAAATCATCACGGTTTTGTACTATACCAACATAATCTTGGCCAGCATAGGAACAAACGGTGATGAATGGGTGATTTTCTGTTAGTTTTTTAAAGAAATCGTTATGAAGCATAAAAATCAATTACCAAATATTTATCAAATCTCGTTACCCAATATATTTTTATAAATATATAAAAGGAGCAAACTGTGTATTCAACAAGTGTTTATTTTTATATCCCAAGACAAACTGTTGTGGTTTACAGTGGCAATTCTACTAGGAGGTATGCGATTGTGTATGCTAAGAATCTAACATTGAACAAGGGCGTGGATAATAAAATCCAATTTCAGTTCTTAAACCAAGAACAAAAACCATTTGATATTACAGGTAAGAGTATTACCTTTAGACTATTAGATGAAAGTGGAAGTGAAATCTTATTGCAAAAAGGAGTATTACCTACACTAGCTTTAAAGGGAATATGTGAATTAACAACTACTGCAAGCGAAATTGAAGATATTAACCCACAGTATTGTTCATATAGTTTAGAAATCTCTGATAATGATTATGATCTTCCGGTATTTGTTAGTTCAGAAGCCTCTGCAAGAGGGGCAGTTAGTGTTGTAGACAGTGTGTTTCCTAGTTTTGTTCCTGCAATAAATGTAGAAATCCCCACACATTTGTTGCCTAATACTATCGCTAATACAAGCACTGTAAATTATTCAACTAGCATTATTAACACCAAAGATAATCCTATGCTAAGTATTCAGTGCTATCTTGACAGCTATAGTGGTACTGTCGAGATATATGGATCCACTATTTATAGCCCGGATTTGTCTGCAATAGGATATCAAATATCCAATAATGGTCCTTATACCACTGAATCTGGTTCTAAAGGCTATAGTATTTCAGGATATCACCCGTATGTGCAATTAAAATTTACCAGCACTGAGGGTAATGTCACCAAAGTATTAGCCAGATAATATTGATTTATTCTAGTAAGAAGTATACAATATAAGAATGTTCGACATTCTAGGTTTAATTCCGGGTAAAAAGAAGCATACAAACAGCGGGTGGACTAGCTTTAACGCAGTCTGCTGTAGCCATCGCGGCCATAATCCAGACAGAAGAATGCGAGGCGGGCTACGTATTGATGGAAATAATTGGGTGATGCATTGCTTCAACTGCGGATATAGTTGTAGCTTTATGCTCGGTAGGAGTATAAATGCAAAAACCAGACAGTTCCTTATTTGGTGCGGAGTAGATAGTGAACAAGTACAAAAATGGAGTTTAGAAAGCCTTCAGAAAAAAGATTTGCTTCAACTATACCTAGAACAGAAAAAACGCTTTACGATTAAATTTAAATCTAAGAGGCTGCCGGACAATTCTGAACAAATTACTGAACAAGGTACTCATAAGTTCTATGTAGATTATTTGAAAAAGCGCAAAATAGACTATGAAAAATATGTTCTCTATTGCAACCCTTCCGGTGGTCAACGTAAAAAATATGGTATTATAATTCCCTACACATATAAAGGAAAAATAGTAGGACACACTACAAGGTTTCTGGATAACAAAAGTCCTAAATATATCAATGAACAACAACAAGGCTATGTCTTTAATATTGACATGCAGAAACCAGAATGGAATGTATGCATTGTAACTGAAGGTATTTTTGATGCAATGGCAATCGATGGTGTTGCACTGATGCATGACGATATTAGTAATGAGCAAGCAATACTACTAAGTACACTAAACAGAAAAATTATTGTAGTGCCGGATTTTGACAAAACTGGTTTGAAAATTACAGATAGGGCGTTAGAACTTGGATATCATGTCAGCTTACCCAACTGGGGTCCTGATATTAAAGACGTTAACGATGCAGTAGTAAAGTATGGTAAGCTCCCTACATTATTGGCAATACTTGAAAACGCAACGATGAGCAAGATAAAAATTGAAATGAGGAAGAAACAGATTGCTAAAGGATTATAATATTGATGTACAGACCCTATTTCTGCGTATGTTAGTAACAAACGCAGAATTGTTTACAAGGGTTACAAACATCATGAATCCACAAAACTTTGATAAGTCTCTCAGACCTGTGGCTGAGCTACTTAAGGAGCACAGTGAAAAATACAGTGTGTTACCTTCTCCTGAACAAATCAAAGCAACGACTGGAGTTGAAATTGATGTAGTACCAGAGTTAAACGAAGGTCACTCTGAATGGTTTTTAGATGAATTTGAAAAATTTACTAAGCGCCAAGAACTTGAACGTGCTATCCTTCAAGCAGCCGATATGCTTGAAAAGGGTGATTACGGTCCTGTTGAAAAGATGATTAAGGACGCTGTACAAATCAGTTTACAAAAAGACATGGGTACAGATTACTTTGCTGACCCCAAGACACGAATTAATAAGTATTTCAATGCAGGTGGGCAGGTTAGTACAGGATGGCCACAACTTGACAGACTACTATATGGTGGTTTTAGTCGGGGTGAACTAAACATCTTTGCAGGTGGTTCTGGTTCAGGTAAGTCTTTGGTTATGATGAATATTGCATTGAACTGGTTGAACGTAGGTCTAAGTGGTGTTTACGTTTCACTAGAACTTTCAGAAGAACTAACATCATTGCGTACTGATGCGATGTTGACCAGTATGAGTACCAAAGATATTCGCAAAGATATTGATTCTGCTGAATTGAAGATTAAAATGATGAGTAAGAAGTCTGGTCAATATCGAGTTAAAGGTATGCCTGCACAATCTAACGTTAACGATATTCGTGCTTATTTGAAAGAAGTACAAATTCAGACAGGAATCAAAATTGATTTTGTGATGATTGATTATTTGGATCTGGTTATGCCCGTGTCTGTTAAAGTAAATCCCAATGATCAGTTTATCAAAGACAAGTATGTTTCAGAAGAATTGCGTAACTTAGCAAAAGAGCTAGGCATTTTAATGGTAACTGCATCTCAGTTGAATCGTAGTGCTGTAGAGGAAATTGAGTTTGATCATAGTCACATTGCAGGTGGCATTTCAAAGATTAACACTGCGGATAACGTCTTTGGTATATATCGTACTAGAAGTATGATGGAGCGAGGAAAGTATCAGATTCAATGTATGAAATCTCGTAGTAGTACAGGCGTAGGTCAAAAAATCGATTTAGACTATAATATGGAAACTATGCGTATTACAGATGATGATCCTGAAGGATACGCAGACCAGCAAGCAAAGTATAAACAGCAACCTAGTGCAAATGACATAATGAGTAAATTGAAGCCGCAAAGCACTATAACAACAAACGATCAGGTTCAGTCTTTTGTCCAACCAGAAGCAAAACGAGTAGTAGGTGATGTTCAGGGTGCTAAATTAAAAGCACTATTGAATACGATTCAAAAAGATAAATAATAGTAGGACATATTTATTATGCAAAGAAAAACTCGTAGCTTACTAGAGGAATTAGAGTCCCTAGGACAAAATCGTGATACTAAGCATATCATCGAAAACCGAGCCCAACATATCATCACTAGTGCTATAAATTTGCTAGAAATGATCAATAAATATTACGATCCTGACAAGGCCCAGATCCTAGAGCGTAAACTTTTAAACGCAATCAAGACTAGAGATCAAGAAAAATTCAGCAAATCCATCAAAAAAGATAGTTAAAAATCTATCTGCAAACCCAACTTTTTTTGCAAAAGGCATAAATAAAAGTAGAGCCTATATGGCTCAACTATTTAAAGGAAAATTAAAATGGCACAACAAACTAAAGTTCACGGTGATTTCAAAGGCGTAGCTAACTATGACGTTCGTGATTATACAGTAGGTTCTCTAAATGCAGTTACTTCTGCTCAAACAGTACAACCACAAGGTCCTAAGCTAGACTTTGGTACTATCACTTTCACAGGTGCAGCAAGCCCATCATTAGCTGACATCAAGACAGCTATTGACACAATCCAACAATTAGCAGTTGTTTATGTATATGAGTATACTGAAGTTGGTGACAATACTGACACTCTAGCAGTTGCAGTATACCCAACAGGTGCATGGGATTTCGCAAACGGTGGTTCTTTAGACGCAGCTTTAACTTCTGCTCTAGGATATGCTGTTACTACAGCCGCTACAGCAACATTCACTAACTAATTTAAAACTTAGTCTAAAAACCCGAGAATATTCTCGGGTTTTTTTACCTCTATAAATATCATTATGAGTTATAGAATAAGATGCTATACGTTATTTGATATCACGCAAACCGGAGTTTTGATTAGACGACCCCCGATAAATTTGTCAGACGACCAAAGAGTCGATTGGGAAAATCGCAGAAATTCACAGTCTAATTTTGACACGGTTGTTCAGGTGATAAATCTAAGAAGCCAACCTGAAGAAATGTCAATAACTACCTCGTCTTACATCAACTTCAAAGAATTTCAAAACTTTGGATTTATGTATGAAGATGAAGAAGATCAAATGTGTTGGCAATTTGATTTTTCGATTAGACATAAAAGTGTATTTGACGACGGAGTAAGTGAACTAGGAGCATTATTCGATGATTGCGAAGGTGTACCTATGATTAAACACGGTATAAAGTGGGAGAAACTTGCATCATTTTTAGATACATCCCCTGAATTTCGAAATATTTATTTTGAGGTACTATCAAATGAGTGAGCAAAACATGTTTGACATTCTTAAAAAGATGTTAGATAAAACTAATATCACCGAACTTTCAGAAAAATTGGTGTTAACGACTGAAAGCGGTTATGAATTATTTGGAAAATACGTAATAACACATGTAAATAATCAGTATATAGTTTCTGCTCATAAGAGGCACCTGTCACAATCATTTTATACATTAAAAAATGCAGTAATATGGACTACCTTATACGCTAATAATAAGATATCAGATTCTAAAAGAATTTTAGATTTAGATGTTGCCTTAGAAGGTGCAAACTTTGAAATAAAATTACATGATACTTTAGCCAAAAAAGCTAAATCGTTAGAAGCTAAATCAATCCATGCAACCAAAGTTGTAGAAAATAAACACCGAAAATACCTTATAAATCGTGAATTAGCTGAATATGAGGAGAGAGTCAAGAAATGGCAATATACTCAGTTCTCTAAGATAACTGCCTAAAAATAATTTAGAAAAAGATAAATACATAATCAGTACTCTAGGACAATACTATGAAACTAACCGAATTTAACGCAAAACCATTACAAGTCACTAAGAAGGCTCTAAAAGAGCATTTCAATACTGACATGAAATTAGATGGAATGAGTCTATATGACACACAAAGAATGATGAGAAAAGTAAGCACATTAATGGCTGAAATGCGTCAGTCTTCAAATGGGTTGAATACAGAAAACAATCCGGCATATTTAAAACTAGTGTTCATGGAACAGGCATTAACTCATCACTACGGTGAACTTAAAGCTCTACCAATGTACAATACTAGAATGGTAGTAGAAAATGAAGAGGTTGAAAAATCTCAAGTTATTCTTGCTGCACAAGAAATGGTCGATTCAATTCAAAAAATGGTTGAGCAAGTTTCTGATATGTTAGTCAAAGAGCTACCTGCAGTTGTAGACGGCGTCAATAGTGAAGTCGGCACACAGCAAGGACAGCAATTCAACACAACCATGACAGAAGCTCTATCTGGATTGCAGGGCGCATTGACACAAGCTAAATCAAGCATTCAAGGTGGTCTAGGTATTATCACTGGTCAAAGCAGCGATATGGCTGATATGGGTATGGGCGGTGAAATGGGCGGAGAAGCCGATCTAGGTGGCGAAGACATGGAAGATTTAGGTGGTGAGCAACCTGACGCAGAATTGCCTGAGCTACCTGAAGAACCTGACGAAGACGAGACTGTTGCCGGCGTCGGCCGCGCAATGCGCTAAAATATGAGAATTTTTGAATTCGCAGGAGATGATCCTCTTCGTGTTAAATTAGCAGCAATTGCTAAACAATTACAAACACGAGCTATTGAAAAAGATCGTCCGATGGACACAGATGAGTTCCTGCGTTTTCTAAATGACAGTGGTATTAGTTTAGAATTATCCGACTTGTTTGATATAGTTCAAAAAGAACCACTGAGTAACATAGTTCAATCAGTGAACAAGGATCAAGTCATATTCAAAGGACAAAAAGGCGCCGAAACTACAGGGACTACGCCCGATAAATCAGATGCTGAAAAGGTTCGTCAGCAGATGGCTAGAAAAGCAATGAAATAACCAAATAGATTGTACTATGTAGAAATATATAGTACAATTTTTTTATGTATATTCCTGATAAATTCAAATATGTTGCTATTAATAGAATTGACACTCCTGAGGGTCGAAGATACGCAACTCCCGACGGTGAAAAACTTCCTAGCGTTACAACTATATTAGACGCAACTAAATCTGAAGAATCTAAAAAAGCACTACAAGAATGGCGCAATAGAGTAGGACATAAACAAGCACAAGCAATTACTACAGAAGCAGCTGGCCGCGGCACACGAATGCATAAGTGGCTAGAGAACTATGTAAAGACAGGAGAAACAGGTGAGCCCGGAAGCAATCCATACAGTATCCAAAGCCATAAAATGGCGCAATCTATTATCTATCAGGGACTATCTAAATGTAATGAGTTCTGGGGTACAGAAGTTCCTCTCTATTTTCCTAAAGTATATGCCGGAACAACTGACTTGGTTGGCGTTCATGACGGTAGTCCTGCTATCATGGATCACAAACAAGCTAACAAACCAAAGAAAAAAGAATGGATCTCTGATTACTTTATTCAATTAGCAGCCTATGCTAACGCACACAATGAAGTACACGGGACTGACATTCGAAAAGGTGTCATTTTCATGTGTACCGCAGATAATAAATACCAAGAGTTTATAATTGAGGGTTCTGAGTTCGACCACTGGACTAATGAATGGTTTAAACGTGTAGAGAAATTCTACATGCAGTTCTTATAATTCGAGATAAATAGTATAATCAAATAAAGATTATACTATGGCTATCGTACAAATATCTAAAGTTCAAGCAAGAACAGGCGCAAACGTTGATTTACCACAATTAGATGTGGGGGAATTAGGTTACGCAACGGATGAAGGTAAATTATATATCGGAAATGATCCAGCAGAACCACTGCCGACCATTGATGGTAAATATATTTCTGAAATTCTAACGACTACATCATCACTTGACTTTTCAAGATTAAACGGTTCTGATAACGTGTCAATGGACATGACTAGCGTAAGTTCAGGTGAGTTATTAGGAATTAGTGTATCTGGGAATATTGCTACAGTAGTTAATGTAGGTGGTGATGCCGGCGGCGAGATTAACTTAGGGGATGCTAGTAACGTCAAAATTTCAGGTAACGGTGTCGTTGGTGGCTATGTCCTAGCAAGTGACGGAAATGGTGGACTAACTTGGGTAACTAACGGTGTTTTAAAATCAGTTATTCAGTCTATCGGAAACGCAAGTGGTACGGCGTTGTTTACTACGCAAGGTGATCACTTATTCGGTACTGGTACAATTTGTTCAGTAACAAATATTCAGCCATCAGGTGTCCAGGGTATTATTCAAGTATCAGGGGTTGACGATAGTAATAAATTTTATGTTAACCGCAGATCAAGTAATACATTCTCCTTGCACAAAGCTGCCAATGCAATGGCGGGTAATTTACCATACGATATTCAATTCGCTAACTATACTGCAAATAGTGGTTCAATAGTTGGCATGATAACACCTAGTGGAAACATAAGTATTGCCGGTACTAGCAATACTCAACTATTTTTTAATGACACTGGAGCTACAATAGGTGGTAGTAGTAATCTAACATTTAACAAAACCACATCAGTTTTAACGCTAATTGGTAACATAACAACCACTAATGCTAATTTAGGTAATGCTGCAACTGCGAATTATTTCATTGGTTCGTTTAGGGGTGCAGTTGGTAATGCAGCGACCGCTAACGCCGGAACTTTTACTACAGTAATAGCTAACAATAGTACAGTTTCAGGAAATATTGATGTAGGTGGAAATTTAGATGTAACTGGAAACATTACATTTGATTCTAGTTCAGGTGCTAATGTTACTGCAACCGGATTTATGCAGCTTCCTGTATATGCCGACGATACAGCACGTGATGCAGCTATCTTATCCCCTTCAGAGGGTATGATGATTTTCAATCAGTCCGGCGCCAAGTTTCAAGGATATGACGGTACTGATTGGGTAAATCTCAATTAAACAGATAAATATATAATACACTCTTAATTCTGAGAGTTTATGCGGTCCCCGCCGCGTAGTGGCTAGAACCCACAACTAACAAGGAGAAAACAAATGGGACGCCCAATTAAAGCAAATAAATGGAATGGATCAACCAACATCGACTATGGTTATCCTAACGACGGTACTACCGATAATGGCTACGATACAGATAAACCAGGTGTAGTAATCGGAGACCCTGAGGATAGATGGGAAATTGTACAATCATATGTATGTATTAAAGTAAATGGATTAGGAACTATCACTACTGATTCCACTGCCACCACAGTTACCGGTACAGGTACAAACTTTACTGGACTACTTTTAGGCGGTGCTAAACTTTACACATCTGCAGGAGTGTATATCGGTACCGTTGATTCAGTAACCGATGACGGTGAACTAGAATTAGCAGCAAACGCAGAAGTGGATGTTACTGACAGTGCCTTCTACTATGGTGATGCAGACAGTGAAGGTATAATTCTTCGTCAAAAAGGTAAAAGAAAGTTTTTAGTAGCTAGAAGGGACAATATCCAAGATGAATATATCGTAGCAGGCAATACATATTTCATTGATACTGTCGGTAATACTGATTGGGAAGCATTAGGAGCCGGAGTAGGCGCAGGGTACGGAAAAGTGTTTACTGCTACTGCAAACGGTACAGGTCTTGGAACAGACGGCTCAGTGTACAATGTAGGTATATGCTCATTAGTCGATACCACTGATTCAACTGAATTAGAGCCCGGAGAAATGTACATTTCTTACTACGATCCAGTACAAGACGATACTTATGCTGCAAGTGAACTTACTAACCATTGGTTAAGACCGTGGGGTGCTCAAGCTTCCGCAACCAAGTATGTTGCACAATTGACTGACTCTAGTTCAACACCTGATCCAGCTACAGGATATACAAGTGTTGACGTTAATGATTGGGATTAATAAATCTCATTTGACAACAAAAAAGCCGCATTATGCGGCTTTTTTTATTAGTACTTTTAATTTTTCTTGTACTATATCAAAGTTAATCGTATTGAACAATCCCGGATGTAATGGTTTAGGGTATTGTCCTGATTCTACCCAAGCATATCCGCAATGCTCATCGTTTAATTTAGGAATAAATTCATCTTCAATTTCACAAAAGAATGTGTGATACACAAATGAATGATTAATAAATTTTTGAATAGGTATTAATTTAGCTTTAAGGGGGAAGTAACCTATTTCTTCTTCACACTCTCTTTGAATACCTTCAATCAAAGTTTCATTATCTTCTATTTTGCCACCAGGAATTCCCCAATTACCTGGATTCTTTTTATCTGTTCTTAGTAGGAACAAGAATCTTTCAGTATTTTTTGAATAAAAGAAAACGCCGGCTGAAGTATTCATACTATCATTTATCTTAATTTAGATAACGATAGAATAATCTCCTTCACCATACCATCCCTCATATGATTTCATCCACATTCCTTCTGCATATCTATATTGAACTCTAGTAGTTAAGTTTAATACATATTGCACATCCGTTAATAATGTACTGTCAAAACTGACAAACCAATTGGTTCCATCATATTCAATAATATCATTCGCAACAGCAACTAAATCACCCCACGCTATTGTTCCCGGGAAGTTAACATCATTGCTACCTATGTCTTCTACTATCAAGTAGCGTTGCCCTGCTTCTGCGGGCGGTAAGTTATTGCCCGGACTTTTTTGTTGAGGATTAATGATACTATCTACTGGTTCTAACGTGTTCTCCGGTAAAGTATCCGGGTCAATATTGTATATTAGTAATCTGTCATCTGTCGGATTAAATGTAATAGTGCCTGCAATTTCAGTACTCATATACGGATTCTGTAACCATATCTGACTTATTCCCGGTCTTACAGTGCCGTATACTTGCAAAACACTTTGCCAATACACACTAGTGTTTGGATTAGTCGGTAAATCAGTTGATGCATTATTTGGATTGAATGGTTGATTAGCAGGTAGAATTTGAAGACTATTTCCAACTAATAATAACTTGTATCCATATGGAGTAATCTTTTGTCTGGTACCTAATAATAAATCATCATCTTGCATGTCCGATATTGCTTTACCCTTAAAGATACTTGCAATAATCTTGTGAATAACACCCATCTTTGTAATTTTAGCACTAGAACTAATCCAGATTGGCATGTAGAATTTCCAAGACAGTACATCTATCGGATTTCCTGAACCTTGAGGTATCTGTCTGCTAGTAAAAGTTAATCCATCCTGGTATACTACGCTTAGAGATGTCCAGTCAATAAAGTTATCTGTACTTTGTAATTCCATACTCGGGTTAAACAACACACCTAACTGTTCAATCAATTCTAATTTTTGCAAATAGTTAGTTGTCCAGAAATCCACTGTGATACGTAATGTATACGGTACTGGCATGATTCTTTGTACACCAAACGCCTCGCCTTGGGTAGTTTCATATGTTCCTGTTTCTTGATTGAATGTACGCTGACGTACAGATAATTTGTCGATAAAAAATGGGTCTTGTGTTCTTTTTTGATCGTATTCTAAACCGCTAATGTAATATGTAATTAACGGAGCACTAGGTAAACTGCTAGCACTGTTGCCTGCAATTTGCGTAGCTGCCATTCTACTGCTATCACCGTACATGATAGGTACCCTAACAAGAATATTATTACCTGCAGGATCCTTACCTTTAGTAACTTGCCAGTTGCTAAAAATACGTGCGAACTGAAGTAAAAAACGCTTTATCTGATTGTCATAAAAATAATTTGCCATTGTCTTCCTTAATCTGGAACTATACTGAATAATGTACTTAGTGGTTGCTGTGACGGAACTACAGTACCGTCAGTTAGCACTAGTGTCTGTTCATTATTAATGAACGAAGACAATTGATTTTGTTCGCTAGGTATCGTAGAGTCAAACGCAACACCTGCTCTATTGCTAATACCAATTCTTACCCATAGTGTGCCATCCCAACGATATAGTAAGTTAGGTAGATAGTCAACTCGTAAGAAATAATCACCTACGTTAGGATTTACTGGGAATGTAATACCTGATCCAACCGGTAATCCGTTAGGAGCAGTACCGTCACCTATTAGATACCCATCTGTGTATCCAAAATCTCTAGGACTTACCCTCGCAATAAACACAAATCTAGGATCACTATCCGCTCTAAAATCCATTTGTTGTGTAACAGTATATGTAAAGCTAGGTGCAATTTGAATAGCAGTTCCTGCAGGCATGAGCTGAAGTGTAGGATTGTTAACTGTAATAACGCTGTTTACAAAATCTACACTCACTACTCTAGTATCTGGTGGGAATACAGATAATACTGTACCGTTGGAAGTCGTTAACGTTGCAGCAACATCTACTTCTGGCCAAGGATCTTGCTGAGGTGTAAATGCTTGGCAAGGTATTACTGTACTTCCTATAGGGACTTCTAATGAAGTTAATTCAAATGATGGGAAATTATCAGCAGTCGAGTAGGTATTATCAGCAGTGCCGTAAGGTCCTGTAATATCACCCATTGATTTTGCTGTTAATACTAGTGTTCCATCAACTTGACCTGAACCAGTCTCCGTCCTTTCAGGAGCTAATTTCCCCGTGCTTAATGACAAGTTAAGAAACTTTCTTAGAGCATCACTTTCATTAGATGTTAATTTTTCTAATTTTTTTCTTGCTTCTGCACCAATACGCAACACTGGACTAGGGACTCTATATAAAGGACTAGTGACCATGAAAACTTCAGCCCTAATTGGTTCTGGGTTTCCGGGTGTTATTACTACGTTTACTGGTGGTGCTGGTTGATTATTTTCATATGTAGGTACTAGGTATAACTGACTTCTATCATATCCTGCTTGAGGTAGAATACGTCTAGCTTCTTCTATTACTGCGTTATTGATTTCAATGTTTTTGTTATAACGACCTAAGATATCACGTAGATTGTCCGCAGGATCTAGTTCCCAATAATTAGGATCAGTTGGTGCGATTCCTGCTGGTACAGGACCTTTTGGTCTATATGTTTTGTCCCCGTATGTTACAGTATATCCAGGTACATATGTTTTAGTAGGATCCCAGTCACCTAGATAATTGTCTTGGTCTATTGGTTGACTTAGAATGTTACTAAATTCTTGACTGTCAACCAATGGTTCGCACTTGATTCTCCAAAGATGTGGGTACCAAGTTTGACTGAAACCCTCACTTGCATAATTTGCATCAGTAATTTGATAATATCTACGTAAACCTACAGGGATAGATTCATTTAATGGATGATAATCAGTTAAATGTGGTAATTCAAGTACATCACCTACCATTAACTTGCGCCCAATTAAATCTATCATTTCGTTATAATGTACAGTAATGAAAATAATATCGTTATTTAAAAATAATCCAAATTGACTTAAATCAAAATCTAAATTTTGTACATTATAATGACCGCGAATTCTGTAAATACTAGTTTCATATTTTCTGTCACGGTTTTCCAGGAATAATAAATCTTGAATATTAGTGGGGTCTAATTGGTCATATTGTGGTAATGTAGCATCTTGACTGGGTCCAGTATTAGGTACACCTAAATATTTGTGAATATATAAATCCGTGCCTCCCACGACTAATTGTTCTTTGACTATTCTATCTAAGAACTTATAATCCTTAGTTTTTTCGGGACGATATAATGATATTCTAGGCATGATTAAATCCGTTTACTTACTATTTATGACAAAAGTATTACCGTAATTCTATTGACAATAATTGGACATGGCTATACAATACATACATTGTTTAAGGAGAAGTTATGGCAACCCGCAAGCCTAAAAAGACAGCCGATCATTTTATCAAAGCACTAAATCCCCGAGACCCTGATACAAAGTATATGGGGGACGAGCCGTTCTTTGCCCTCCAGCCTGATTCAGGTTATCGTGGGGTAGCACTTGCACGTAGCTTCAATTGGTATAACCGTTTTTATAGCAAAAAAGATGCTAAAGAATTGATTTCTCAATATCTGGAACATCACGACCGGCATGATGACGCTAAAAAAATGCGTAAGGTCGATGACAAAGAATTCCTAATGACACTGTGTTGGCTTGCAAGAATGACTTTGCGCGGCCTTGAACTTACCGAACATGAAGAAGCCACATTGGAAAATGAAATTAGTCGATTGCTGAAATTGGTTGCCAAACCAGTTGTAGTTGAAAAAGTAGAAGACAAGCCTGTGATTTCTCGCCCCAACATTCAGGATATTATGCGAGACAAAGCACGTGAGGCTGCAGGCGAACTTGAAGGTATGTTTGATGAATTTGTTGCTACTGGAAAGGTATCTGACAAGACAGTTGATGTGGTTGCAAGATTCAATGTGATGCCTCAACACATTCCACTGATTGTTGAATTCTGGAAGCGTAAGCAGGAAGAATTTGAAGTCCTGCAAGAAGGTAATGATAAAGATATCAAAGAAGCATACAGTTTTCTGGGCAAAATTCAAGTACGAAACATTCTGAAATTTATTGATCAGGTACTGGGTGATTTGAATAGTTACATTTCTATTAAGAAAGCAAGCAAAGCTCCTCGTAAGAAGAAGGCTGTACCGATCGAAAAGGTTGTAGCTAAACTTAAGTATCTCAAAGAATTTAAAGACCCTGCAAACAAACTGGATCTCGTCAGTGTACATCCTACTAAATTGCATGGTGCAAGTGAGGCGTGGGTTTATGACACTGCGAAACGTAAACTCCACCACTACATTGCGGATGAGTACAGCAAAACCTTCACTGTCAAAGGTAATACTATTCTCGGCTTTGATACAAACAAATCTGAGATTAAAACACTGCGTAAGCCCGGTGAACAAATCAAAGAAGTAATGGGTTCAAAACCCGCGGCTCGCAAATTCTTTGCAGATATTAAAGCGGTTGCTACTACACCCAATGGTCGCTTTAATGAGAACATGCTGATTTTGAAGGCGTTTTAATATGATTACAGGAGCCCTTTGGTATACAGGTAGCCACTGCATTGGTATTGTTCAAGTCGTTCAAGGCCACCAAGTAGAAGAATATCGACAAACCGGCGAAGCAGAATTTAAGTACTACATTGGTGTAGGTTTGGGTCAGGAAGAAAAATCTGATGCCCAGTATATTGCAGATTACGGCATGCCTTTTGACAAGGTCGCAGGTGATTCGTTATTCAGAGTAAATTAAGGAGATAAAAATGAAAGTTAGTAAAACAGATATGATTGTAAAAGATGAAAAAGCATTTAGGTTGCGTGTACGTCACTGGAAGGCAGATAACCCATCTGATCTAAATGCTATTGAATTTGTTCAGGAATGCATCGGTAAAGACGGCGAAGTTGACTTCACTTCAACTTACCAGTACAATCTAACCAATGATGATTTAAAACAATTGGCCATCACAATGTCCAGACTAGCAGAAAGCGCATAAATGACACAACAAATTGATTTAAACAAATATCAGGACTTTGTCCAAGCAGTTACCAGTGACGCAAGCAACGACTTTGCGGCTATGGTTAAACGACTACAAGAACTTGATGACCAACCCAACCTGAACATCAGTCTACTGATGACTGCTGGTATTGGTCTAGCAAGTGAAGGCGGCGAGTTTAACGAAATCATTAAAAAGATGGTCTTCCAAGGTAAGCCATTCAATGAAGAAAATCGCTTTCACATGAAGCGTGAACTAGGTGATATCTTTTGGTATTGGACTAATGCATGTAGGGCACTTGGATATGACCCTAACGAGGTGATTGCTGAGAATGTAGGCAAACTTGAAGCACGATATCCAGGAGGCTCATTCGATGCGTTCTATTCAGAAAATCGCAAGGCCGGGGACCTCTAAAGTGCATCCTTGGGACGAAAACCTGACGTTGTTCACCCCCGAAGAATTTGACCAATTGCCTGATGGGACTGAATTATATTCAATCATGCAGGGTGATAAACCTGTAATCAAAGGTAAAGATGACATTGACATGGATACACGATTCGGGCACATTGCTTATGGAGTTAATGATCCATGGAATCATCCCTTGAAGGACTTGTTCTTGATGTTCAAACTCAAGCAATGAACTTCAGCCCAGCTCCCAAGTATCATACTTGGAACGATTATGTTGCGAGAAAGATTGTGAAATCTCCCTGGGAGCAGTGGTTTGCGTGGTATCCTGTCAAAGTTAATGGAAATCGAATCTGGTTAAAGACAGTATACCGCCGATGCATCAACACATATGTTGACATGGATAATTGGAAAAGATACGAATACGGTAATGTATTTGATATACTGAAAGACTAACTCCTGATAAATACACTATCAGGAGTTTTCCATGGCTAATCAGCGACTACAAGATTTAAAAGATGAATTGTTCAAAAATTTAAGATTTCGTCTAGGTGATGGTATGGTTGATGTTGAACTTGACCCAGAGCATTACGAAGCTGCATACAATTACACCATTAAACTATATAGACAACGAGCACAAAACGCAACGCAAGAATCATATACTTTGATGGAAATTCATAAAAATAAAGATGTGTATGTCCTGCCTTCAGAATTTATCAACGTAAGACAAGTATTTAGAAGAACAGTGGGTTTAGAAACAGGTCCTGCGGCAAGTTCTTTTGACCCATTTTCTAGTGCGATTCTTAACACGTATTTGTTAAACTATAACTACGCAGGTGGTCTAGCAACATATGATTTTTATGCCCAGTACATCGAATTAGCTGCTAGAATGTTCGGTGGATACGTAATTTACACGTTTAACCCTGTAACCAAAGAAATTAGAATTGTAAGAGACCCTAAAGGATCAGGCGAAAAGATTCTAATTTGGGCTGATATTATTCGTCCAGAAGAACAATTATTACAAGATCCAGGGGCAGGGGTTTGGATTGGTGACTATACACTTGCGGTGCTTAAAGGCATATTAGGCGAAGCCCGTGAAAAATTCGCTAGTATAGCTGGTCCAAGTGGCGGAACTTCTTTAAATGGTGCTTCGCTCAAAGCAGAATCAAAAGCAGAACAAGAAAGATTAATTGAGGATCTAAAACGCTTTGTAGATTATAGTCAACCATATTCATTCGTTATTGGTTAAACTGCTCTTTATTTTAAGACACTCCTGTAATACAATAAGTACTGCAGGAGTTTTCTTTTTATGATTATAGGTGTTACCGGATTGATCGGCAGCGGCAAAGATACTATCGCCGATTATTTAGTTACCCATCATGGGTTTAAGCGTATAAGTTTTGCAGCTAGTCTCAAAGATGCAGTATCGTCAGTATTTGGTTGGGACCGAGAATTACTAGAAGGAACGACTAAATCAAGTCGTGAATGGCGAGAACAAAAAGATGAATGGTGGAGCAACCGTCTAGGTAGAGAAATTACACCACGCTGGGTACTGCAATTTTGGGGCACAGAAGTTTTACGTAATCATTTTCATAATGATATATGGGTTGCGAGTGTAGAAAACAAATTGCGCCAAGCAAAGGATGATATTGTAATCACAGATTGCAGATTTGCTAATGAGGTCAATGCTATAAAAGATGCAGGCGGTCTAACGATGCGTGTTTCACGCGGGCCCGATCCAGAATGGTATCAATATGCAACTGATTATAACAAAGGACCTGATGGAAATTCCATGTGGTCTATTAGTAAAACTAAATTAGATAAATTTGGTATACATGCCAGCGAATATTCTAGCGTTGGCTTGATGTATGACTATTACGTTGATAATAACGGCTCAATTGATGATTTGCATAATAAAGTGAAATCAATAGTCAACCTCTAAATCACCCCTGCGCCAAGTTACTTCCTTTCGTTTTACTACTTCTACGCAATTAAGACACACCGTTCTTAAGTTGACGTAGTTATTATTTTCTAGATTACCATCTATGTGGTATACAGTCATCTGAGAAGAAAATAGACTCTTAAACCCGCATACGTCACATGTGGGTTTTTTCTTGTATCCTGCCCTTTGCCAAGTAGGAACGCTGGGTTTCTTCTTAGCTTTCTTGCGCCCGCACTCATCACATATGCTGCGATAGTATGTTTTTCCTTTGCGGATGTAATTAACTGCACAAAGATTCTTGTTACAAGTCTTACATATTGGTCTTTTCATACAGTATTTAACAAAACACCTTTAAAGGTATGGTTATTGGCTGTTTTTATAAATTTTCGCTAAATATTATTACGTATAGGGCGTTAACCCTCAAAATCATAACATAAAGGAAAACAACATGGCACTAGTATCACCAGGCGTAGAAGTTACAATTATTGATGAAAGTCAATATTTACCTCCTGCCTCATCATCTGTCCCCTTCGTTCTATTAGCAACTGCACAAAATAAAGCGAACGCTACCGGGACAGCAATTGCGCCAGCGACTACAGCCGCTAATGCAAACAAATTATACACAGTAACAAGTCAGCGTGACTTAGTAAACTTATTCGGTAATCCGTTCTTTTACAAAACTTCGAATAATACCCCTATTCAGGGATATGAACTAAATGAATATGGTCTTTTGGCTGCATACTCATTGCTAGGTGCTACTAATCGTTGCTTTATCTTACGTGCTGACATTGACTTGGCTAGCTTAGTAGGTACATTATCTCGTCCAACAGGAGCTCCTGCTGACGGTACTTATTGGTTAGATACAACAACTACTACCTGGGGTATCTATGAGTTTAATCAATCTACTGGTAAATTCACTAATAAACTACCACTAGTTATTACTGACGCTAACCAAATGTCTGGCGGCGCGCCACTAACATCATTGGGTACGATCGGATCATACGCACAATATGCTGAATTGAATTCAGAAACTGGTGTTTATAGTAACCCTACATTCTTCTATAAGAACATGAACAACTCATGGGTTGTCGTAGGTAGTCAAGACTGGAAAAATTCAATACCTACTGTAACTACTGTTGCTCCTACAGGTGCATTACTTAGTGGAACAGAATACTCATTCACTATTACGTTTAATGGAACTACCGGCAATGCTCAAGTAATAACGTTTGACGGAGCTACTGGCATTTACGCTATTCAGAATGCAATTCACAATGCAGGTGGATATTTAGATGCTCAAGTTGTAAACAACACACTTCAAATTTATTACTCTAATCCAGATCCTGATTCTTTCATCAATATTACTGACGGAGCAAATACACCATTAGCTACATTATTTGGAGCAGCAGCACCAGTTAATCTCAACTATTTTAACCCATTGATGGTTACTAGTCCATCATCTCAGATGCCTTTATGGACAGTTGGCCAATTAACTTCTAGACCTACTGGATCTGTTTGGGTTAAATCAAGTGTATCTGGTAATGGTTTGAATCCTGCTCTCAACGTTTATCGTAGTAGTTTAGCTAGTTGGGTAGGCGTAAATGTATCTTATTATGACTTATCTGGAAATGCAATCTTTGCGTTAGATTCAACTGGTGGCCAATCAATACCAGTAGGCACTGTTATCATGTCTGGTGCACCTGCAGGCTTATTAAGAAGAAAAGCTACAGGTAGCACAATTGTAACTGGCTCTACTACTTCGCCAGAACCAACTGTAGGATCCGTATTGTATGCTACTGTATCAACTCCGGGTGTTCCTGCTGCATCGGTCCATCAAATTACTATGACCGGTTCAACAGGATCTTCGTTTGTAGTTGATTGGCTTGCAGCCGATATCCCTAATACAGATGCATATTTGACTACTAATGGAGCAATTCAAATCGAACACACCGCCGGCGGCGACATCTATTTAACTGATGTTAATCCTACAACAGGTATTAGTTCGGGACTTCTTGCTGAAATAGGTTTTGACACAGTATCTAACCCAGATGTACTAGTTGGTTTTGCTCTAAGTAACTACAACACATTCCAGTACACTGACATTGGCGGCGCAGTATTCTCTGTAACTATTGAAAGAGATTACTATTCTGTTTCTGCTAACTTAGGATCCGGTAACTACTCTAGTTCTGGTACTACTCAGGTAGTAATACCAGGAACTGATTTAGGTGGTTCATCTCCTGCAAATGATATTACAATTAACATTGAAGGTGGTTCATCTCCTACTTGGACATTCATGTCCGGCACACCTAACATTAAATATGTTTCAACTTTATCTAATTGGGAATGGTTGTCCTACACACCAAATGAAGGTCCACTAGCAACAAACCCAGCAAACGGAACTAATTGGTACTACAGTACAATTTCTGAAGTTGACATTATGGTAAACCAAAATGGTGCTTGGAAAGGGTATCGTGAAGTATCTTACGATAGTAATGGTCACCCCCTACCAAGCGGTGTTAACACAACTGATCCTAACGGTCCGATTCTTGCAACCGATGAGCCAACTACTCAGAGTGACGGTACTGCTCTAGTGTACGGTGATCTATGGATTGACACTAATGATTTAGAAAACTATCCAATGATTTATCGTTGGCAATTGGTTGATGGTCAAGATCAATGGGTACAAATCGACAACACAGACCAAGTCAGTCAAAACGGTGTTCTATTTGCAGACGCACGTTGGGGCACTTCTGGTAGCGTAGATCCAGTAAATGATCCGATACCTGAAATCGTTGATTTGCTAGAAAGCAATTATCTAGATTTAGATGCACCTAATCCAGTTGCGTATCCACAAGGTATGTTGTTATGGAATACCCGTCGTTCTGGATATAACGTAAAGCAGTTTAGAACTAATTACTTTACAAGTGCTAACTATCCAGGTGAATCATTACCTACATTCTCATACACATGGGTAAGTGTAAGTGGATTGAATACTAATGGATCAGCTTACATGGGCCGCAAAGCTCAGCGTAATATGGTTGTACAAGCCATGAAAGCTGCAATTGGTACTAACCAGACAATTCGTGAAGAAGATACATTCTTCAACTTAATGGCTACACCAAACTATCCTGAGTTGCAACCTGATATGGTCGTTCTAAACAATGACCGTAACAACACTGCTTACATCATTGGTGATACACCATTGCGCTTACCAGATCAAGCTACTGCATTGACTAACTGGGCTACAAACGCTGCAGGAGCATCAAGCACAGGTGAAGATGGATTAGTTACACGTAACGAATATATGGGTCTATTCTATCCAAGCGGTATCACTGTAAACCCAACAGATGGTTCTGCAGTGGTGGTACCTGCTTCACATATGATGCTTCGTACATTCTTACGCAATGATACTATTGCTTATCCTTGGTTAGCACCAGCTGGTACTCGTAGAGGTAATATCGACAATGCAACAAACATTGGTTATTTAGACGCAACTACTGGCGAGTTTGTAGCTATCAAGAATCGTTTAGGAATTCGTGACGTATTGTACACAAACCAGATCAACCCACTAGCATTCTTCACAGGTGTTGGCTTGTTGAACTATGGTAATAAGAACAGCAAGGATACACAGTCTGCACTAGATCGTATCAACGTAGCTCGTTTAGTTTGCTATGTACGTGAAAGACTGCAAGTTCTTGCTCGTCCGTTCGTATTCGAACCTAACGATTCTGTAACACGTAATCAAATTGCAGGTGTGGTACAGTCATTGTTTATAGATTTAGTCGCTAAACGTGGCCTATATGACTACCTAGTTGTATGTGATGAATCTAACAATACTCCTGCACGTATCGACAGAAATGAATTGTGGATCGATGTTGCGATTGAGCCAGTGAAAGCTGCTGAATTCATCTACATCCCAGTTCGTGTCCTTAACACAGGGGAAATTCAAGGAGCCCAATAAATGAAGCCCGAAAGGGCTTCATTTTATAAAAGATAAATATATATAACAGGAGAAATAATATGGCAACAGCCTCTCAATCATTGTTCAACATGACCGTAGCATCTGATAATGCTACAAATAGTCAAGGCTTGTTGATGCCAAAATTACAATATCGCTTCAGAGCTTTATTTTTGAATTTTGGAGTTGGCGGTGCAACAACTGAACTTACTAAGCAAGTTATTGATATCGCTAGACCTAGTCTATCATTTACTGAAATACCAATTGATATTTACAACAGTAAAATTTACCTATCAGGTAAGCACGAATGGGCTGCTACTACAATCAACTTACGTGATGATGCACAAGGTAACGTAGCTAAGTTAGTAGGTCAACAGATTCAAAAGCAAATGGATTTCGTAGAGCAAGCAAGTGCTGCTACTGGTCAGGACTATAAGTTCCAGATCAACTATGAAGTTCTTGACGGTGGAAATGGCTTACTCACACCTACAGTTTTAGAAACTTGGGAATTGTATGGGTGCTTCGTACAACAAGCTAACTATAATACAATGAACTATTCTACCAATGAACCTGCAACAATTTCGTTAACTGTACGTTACGATAACGCAATTCAGAGTCCGTTGACTTCTGGTATCGGTACTAACGTCGGTCGTGCATTCGGTGGCGGTACTGTAACAGGTATCGGTTCTTAATTAGGAGCCTAAATGGCAGGTTTTTTTCAAGACCTTTTAGGGGACGCTACCAAAGCGTTCTTCGGTAATGACTACTTGCGTGATTATACTCACGCAAGTCTTACCTTTAGATCCAACGCATACCAATACTCACCCAAGTTTAAGTTTTTATTTCATGTTTATTTTGATATAAACACAGAGTATATTTCTACACAATTTCCTCAAGGAAGTAACTTTGGATTAGCTGTTAAAAACATACAACTACCTAAGTACACTGTTGATGTTACAACACTTAATCAATATAATAGAAAACGTCTAGTGCAGACGAAATTAAAATACGATCCCATCAACATAGTATTTCACGATGATAACGGTAATTTAATTAGAAATTTATGGAATGCATATTATACATACTACTATAAAGACGGATTACAAATAGATTCGTTTAGTAACGTCACTGCAGGTCCTCCTAATCCAAAATTTGATTTAAATAAGAGAAATGTGTATGATAGTAGTATCTCAGGAAACGATGATTGGGGATACATCGGAGAATCTAGTAGAACACCGGTGACCACAGCAGGATCTGCGTTGGGTCAGACGAAAGCTCCGTTCTTCAGAGCTATTAATATATACGGTTTTAACCAACACAATTTTGCATTGTATCGACTTATCAATCCTATGATTGAAAGTTTTAGCCACGACACCTACGACTACTCACAATCAAACGGTGTAATGGAAAATCAAATGTCAATTGCGTATGAAACTGTAAATTATTTCCAAGGTGCAATTGACGGTAGAAGACCTGATCAGATTGTTAAACAATTTGGTGTCGATGGTCAATATGATAGAACATTGAGTCCTATCGCACGTCCGGGATCGAATGCCGCAATATTAGGTCCGGGTGGTTTATTAGATGCAGCAGGTGGTATCTTAGAAAATTTAGAAAGCGGAAACATTTTAGGTGCAATCCAGAAAGCAGGAGCTGCAAAAAATACTTTTAAGAACCCTCAAAATATAGTGAAGATAGCAACTGCAGAGGCGTTGGGAATGGCTAATACAGCATTACAGGGTTCACCTAACAGAAATACTCAGTTCACATTCCCAACTGAAGCAGCAACATTTATCAAGGGTGTTCCTGGACAAGTACAACAGGGTGTCCAGCAAATGTTGAAAAAGCCACCAACTGTATAATAAATACTTTTATGGCACAACTAATTGACGCACCTAGAAATAATCTAGATAACACTGTTAGAATTTATGACCAGTTTTACAACTTTGATTTAGTTGTTGACGGTGGTCAATTTGATTTGGTTTATTCGTATTTCTTAAAGATCACTGGTAATAAAAATACAGCTAACAATTTCACCGGTATAATGTTTAGAATTTCTAACATTACTGGTGAAAATGTATTGTCATTACTTGATCAAATGAAGAACACAAGTAATCTTACAACTAGTAATCTTCTGACTTATTACTTAAACAGCTTAAGAAGTAAAACTACTTTGTACGGAATAGCCAATTTTCCTATACCTAATGAAACTGTTCAACGAAACGTAGTACAATAATATGGCTAATTGGGCACAAGGTATCTATACTCCTAAAAACCCTGACAAATACATAGGAAAACATAAGCCTAAGTATCGCAGTGGTTGGGAGTTTACCTTTATGCAATTTTGTGACAATAACGCATCTGTTCTTAAATGGGCAAGCGAGGCAATATCCATACCTTACATGCATCCATTGACTGGTAAAAGAACTAATTACATACCAGACTTTTTCATAATCTACCAGAATAAATTTGGAAAACAATTAGCAGAAATAGTTGAGATTAAACCCAAAAAGCAAAGTTTGATTGAAAGCAGAGTAGCAAGTGCTAAGGACAGGGCAGTTGTTGCAATAAACCATGCTAAGTGGGCCGCAGCTATGGCCTACTGTAAACAAAACGGGTTTACATTCAGAGTTATCACAGAAGACGATTTGTTTAGAAACGGTAAACGCAAGTAATAAATACTACTATTACTTAATCGTCAAATGACAAAAAAACTTTCAGAATTATTTGATTTACCTGAACCCGACGAACCTGATAATCTCAATGAACAGATTATCGAAAGTGCTGAGGTCCGAGAAATTACTCAAGAAGCCTTTTCTAATTTAGAAAAAATAGAAAATGCGTTGCCACAAGTTAAGGGTTTAGAAGCTGCTGACGGCGAGATGGATGATCTTGCTCAATTAGCACAAGACAGTTATAAAGATTTAATGGATCTTGGTATGCAAGTTGACAGTCGTTTTGCTAGTGAAATCTTTGGTGTAGCCGGTACTATGTTAGGACATGCTATTACAGCTAAAACAGCAAAGATTAATAAGAAATTAAAAATGTTAGACCTTCAATTAAAGAAGGCCCAACTAGATCAAAAAGCACTCTCACAAACTAAAGAAATAGAAAATACACCTGTCGGAGAAGGTCAACTGTTAGATAGAAACGAATTGCTCAAGCAAATTCTAGCTAACAAAAAATCCGACTGATTGATAAATAATATATAGGAATAACAAAATGAAGAACCTACGTCATTATCTAACAGAAAGTGCTAGAACGTATAACTACACCATCAAAATTCTTGGTGACGTTGACAGCAAGTTTATGGACATGTTTAAATACAATCTTACAAAGTTTGATCCAGTAAAGATTGATGATCCAAAGACTACCCCTATTCAAAAAACTGTTGCTGGATTTCCTGATGCAGAGAACAATAGCTTAACTATTATTAGAGCAGAATTTAGATATCCAGCAACAGAGCCAATGATTCAACAATGTGCTCAAGCATGCGGATGTAATATCAATCGTGTAAGAATGTTTACAACTGATTTTGCAGATTCAGTCGAGCACGAAGCAAAACAATATCAAAATGAGGTTGATGATAGTCCTTTATTGTTAGATTCTGAATTGTCAGATAGCGGGAAAGAAGCTAGCAAAGAATACGCAAACCAATATCTAGATAGAGTTGTTCCTAAGAAACCTAGTGTTGATATCCCGTTCGCCGCAAAGCCTACTCCTATCGCACCTAAGAACAACAAAGAAGAAAGTCATATGAGTCCGATGAGTAAAATTACTCGTCCTCAAAAACCAGCTACAGGAGCTAGTAAGGCAAAATGATTGATTTTACATCTTCACAGTTGAGTTGGATACTCATCGGTGCTTGTAGTATCGGTGGCACCGGTTATATTACCATTGATAACAAAATCAATGATATGGACGTAAAAATGGCAATAGTTCAAACTAAAGCTGATGCAACTGAGAAGAAGTTGAATGAAATGGCTGTTCAATTAGACAGGGTTGAACAACTGTTAATAGCACAAAATACGAAAAAAGGATCACGATAATGGATTTTAGAAATATGTTACAATCGTTAACCTCATTAGCTGAAGGTGAAACAAAAGATACCAAGACTGGTCGTGTACATAAAGGCAGTTATGGTACTTCTTATGACGGTGACGATGATAAAAAAGAAAAGAAACCTGAAGTAAAGCGTGGTCGTGGCCGCCCTAAAAAGGACGCAGGTGAAGACGGCGAAGTAAAGAAATATGATACTAAAGGTCTACATGATGTGTTCGGTGGCGGTAAGAAACCTAAGAAAGAAGTCGGCAAGACTTCTAAGAAACACTCATTAAAAGAATACATTGAAGAAGTTGCTGATAGCAAAACTCAGTTAGATGAGGCAGAGCAGATTACTATTCAACCTGCACAACAAAATACACAGGTCATCAAGCAAGGTAATAAGACATTAGGTACAGTTACTAACCCACAATTAGCTCAGCAAATTAAGCAGTCAATAGGTAAGGGTGAAATGTCTTTAGCCGGTGATGAGTTAACTGACGAAGGTGTAATGGACACCATGAAGAAAGCAGGTTCTGCTGTTTTGAATAAATTAGGTCACGGTAGTGATGCTGAATTATTGAAGAAGTTACAAAAACAAGCCGGCGCGCAAAATGCACAAGTTCACGGTAAGCCATCGATGGCATCTTCTAATACACAAAAGCCTGTAACAGAAAAAGCTCCTGAAGGTTGGGAAGGTACAGTTAAAGCGATGAAGAAGCACAAGGATGAGATTGATAATCCTTGGGCTCTAGCACACTACATGAAGAACAAAGGTTATAAGAGTCATAAAAAGGCTGAAGAGATGACTGAATCTTTTAAAATGGAAGACGGCTCTCTTTTGACTGAGGGTTCTTTAAGAAGTTTAGTTCTCTGTTTGATGGATGATCTAAGAAATGGTCCTGAAGGTTATAATATCTTACCTGCAGTAGAAATGCAAGATCGTGCAAAAGCACAGCGAACAATTGATAAAGTATTACAGCACGGTGATCGTTATAAGCGTTTAGCTGGAACATTAAAAGGTCATTTACGTGATGCTGCCTTAGAAGAATTTGGATTCACAGACTATGATGCCAGCTTAGAAGAAGCAGACACACGTCCTGAGCCAGAACTATTAGCACCTGTTCCTAGCAAAGAAGCGTTTAGAACTACTGGAATGGATAGCAAATTAGGCAATCCTAAAGAGTTTGTTCCTAGTAGAACGCAAGCTCCTGCAGCAAAGCCTGGTATTTTCAGAGCAGCTGGGTCAGTAGCTAGCAAATTAAATCCATTCAGAAAACTCGGAGAAAATAAAGAAATGAAAGATACTCAATTAGAAAGCTGGGAACAGCATTTAAATTCATTATTAAATGAAGGTATTACTGTTACTAGCAGTACTGGACAGCAAGGCTCCCCAGACTCAGTGAGTATAAATGCCACAGACACTGACGCACAAGAATTATTAGCAATTGTAAGACAAGCTGGTCTAGGTGTTTTTGGTAATCAAGAACAAGAGGTTAGTGATTACGGTGCTCCAATGAGTACTGGAAGTGAAGAACCAGCAGGACATGGAACAGACCCTGAGGTTTCACCTACTGTAGTTGGCGACGGTGACGATATGATGGCATTAATCAAAAAAATGACAGGTATTGACACGAGTGGTTCTGAAGACTATGCTGATGAAGAAGGTGAAGAAACACACACATTAGAACCTGCAGATTCTGATGAAAGTGAAGATGACACAGAAGAAAAAACTGATGAAGGTAATGCTTTCACCGGTGCCTTAGCAAAAGCAAAAGCTGATGGTGTGCAGCCCGGTGAAAAAATGAAAGTTGGTGGAAAAGAATATCCTGTCAAAGAAGAAGATGAAGTCGAAGAAGGTAACAAGTTTACTGGTAATTTAGCAAAAGCACGTGCCGCTGGAAAGAAAGAAGCTGACTTAGACGGCGACGGCGACATGGAAAAAGTGCATGAGGGTGAACATACTTGCAATGAATGTGGAATGTATGAGTCACAATGCGGTTGCGAAGAGCCTGTTGAAGAAGGATTCTCAAACGATGCGGGCGGTGACGCAATGGCCGATACAGAAATGGCAAAGTTAAAAGCACTCCTATCAATGGGAAATGATCTACACAAATTAAAAAGAAATCAAACTGTAGGTAACCCCACGCAAGTTGCATTTGAATCACAAATAAATGACTGGAAGAAGTTAAGCGGTCTGTAAATAACAAAACCGTACCTCATAGCCCGAGTAAATTTACTCGGGCTTTTTTACGGGCATACTAAGAATAATAAAACGATAAATACTAGATAAGGTAGACTATTGATATGGCTCAACAATACATAGACTTTGGTACATTTCCAAACGATCCATCGGCTGATCCGATTCGATCAGCATTTCAGAAAATAAACGAAAACTTCAATGAACTTTACGGTACTTTTTTCTCGTCCGGTGTTACATCTATTACCACTACTGGTGGTATTACAGCTCCGGCAGGAGGAACAGGGGACGTATTAATTGAGGGTAATTTCCCTAGAATTCAGATTATTACAGGTAGTAATTTAACAGTTGGAGCAGGTGCACCTAACACTACCCAGTCAGCAAATATCACTACCTTTTCTGTTCCGTTTTATTTAGATTTAGCTAATTCGATTAATACACAATCAGCTACTTTTACAACAGGTGTAACTACATCTAATCTTAGCGTAGGCAACGTAGTAACTAGCTCATTAATTCCCAATGCATCTACCGGTCAATTAGGAAATAGTACCAATAGATGGGGTAATTTATTTGTTACTTCTAATATAAATTTAGGAGCAGCAGCCAATAGTCAAACGATTAGATCAAACACTTCAGGTGTAATTCTAACTAATCTTTTTGTAACATCAAACACTGTAATAGGTAATGCTAACATCACCGGATTAGTTACTGCAGGCAATGCTACTGTGACAGGTCTAACGACTACAAATAATTTAACAGTAACTGGAAATTTGATCGGTAACTTAATTCCTGATCAAGACGAAGTTTATAATTTAGGTAGCCCCACACGTAAGTTTAAAGAATTATTTCTTGCTGCGAATACTTTGACATTGGGTGCAGTTACAATATCAGCAGACTCAAATAGCATTATTGTTCCTAATTTATCAGTCACTGACACAATCAGTGTAGGTACGATAACTGCAGGATTTGTCGACGGTATAATAACTGCAACATCACAACCATTAATTACTAGTTTGGGCGCATTAAGCAACTTGACTGTTGCTGGTTGTGTAGCGATTGGTAATACATTAATTGATTCTAACGGGGCAATCACAGTAGGTAGTACAGTTATTGATCCTTCCGGTAACATTATACTACCGGCTAATGGTACAATTACTGGAACAGTTATTACTCCACCGGGCGGAACAGTTAGTGCTCCGGGTTCTAATACACAAATCTTATTCAATGATGACGGTAACTTAGCAGCAGTTCCAGGACTACAATTCAACAAAGTAACTAGTTTATTAAGTATTTCAGGTAATGTAGCAGGAGGAAACTTAGTATCTTCAGGTGCTCTATCAGTTACTGGTAACGGTAGTGTAGGCGGCACATTTAGTGCTACTGGAAATGTGAACGCTGGCAATTTAATTACCTTAGGTGTTTTAAGTGCTAGCGGCAATATTTCAGGCGGTAATATTTCAACTAATGGATTCTTACAAGTAGTAGGCAATGCTAGTTTGGGCAATATTACAACAACTAGAATAGATGGTACTATAGTTAGTGTATCGGGTAATATTTCAGGCGCTAACTTAATTGCTAGCGGTATAATGCGAGTAGACGGTAACGCAAACGTAGGTAACCTAACTACTAGTGGTTTAGTGTCAGCCGCAACAATAAATGCATCAGGAAATGTGTCTGCTGGTAATATTAGTGTTTCCGGATCACTAGCAGTTGACACATTATCAGGAAATAACTTAAGTTCTAGTGGCAACTTAACTGTTACCGGTAATTCTTCTTTAGCAAATGCAATAGCTACAAGTCTATCTGCTATAGGTAATATTTCAAGTAGTAATTTAAATATTACCGGTAATTCTTCTTTAGCAAATGCAATAGCTACAAGTCTATCTGCTATAGGTAATATTTCAAGTAGTAACTTAATCATCACTGGTAATTCTACACTAGCTAATGCATTGGCTGCGAGTCTTGCAGCTACGGGTAATGTTTCAGGTGGAAACATATTGACTGGTGGACTAATTAATGCTACTGGTAATATATTAGGTGGTAACTTATCCACCACTGGTGTAGTTTCTGCTACAGGTAATGTTTCAGGTGGCAATATAACAACTACAGGGTTAATCACTGCGAATGGCACCATCGTCGGCGGCAATCTATCCACTGCTGGTGTAGTTTCTGCTACAGGTAATGTTTCAGGTGGAAACTTAACTACAAACGGATTAATTGTAGCTACAGGCAATGTCTCAGGTGGTAACTTATCTACTACAGGTGTAGTCTCTGCTACAGGTAATATATTAGGTGGTAACTTATCTACTACAGGTGTAGTCTCTGCTACAGGTAATATATTAGGTGGTAACATTAATGCTAACGGTAGCGTTACAGGTAACTTGTTTAGTGCTAATTTCTTCAGCGGTGATGGAAACAGCATAACAAACTTGAATGCGTTAAATGCTAAGAATAAGATTGTGCCAACTGGTTTATTAATTGGTTCAGGAACAGCAACTATAACTTTCTCTACGCAATCTTTTGCCCCGTTTGATATTGGACAAACAGTAAATGTTTCAAACATTTTACCAAGTGGATTAAACGGTTCACAGACCATTACGTTCTGCAACGCAGACACATTAACATTTAGTACTGCACTAACCTCAAACGTTGGATTTGTGCCAGGTACATCAATAGTATCAGGTGACATTAAAGTTTCAAGTGCTATAAGTGCTGCTTCGGCAAATACTGCTAATTCTGCGAATACTGCTAACTCAGCAACGATTGCTGGACAAGTTACAGGTGCAACACAAGGAAACATCACAAGTGTAGGAACTTTAGTAGGATTGACTGTTGCTCCAACTGGATCAATAACCGGTGCTAATACTATTTCAGGTAATTTTATTTCAGGTAATTTTGTTCTTGCAAGTGTTACTAGTGGCATCGTTGCTTCTGGTACTACTCAAAGCACCGCATATCCGTTGATTAGTCAATATAATGTTGTTTCTACTTCTAGTACAGGAACTGCTGATGGTGTACGTTTACCAACAGCTACAGTGGGTATGCAAGTTATTATCATCAATAATACTGCAAACAGTGTTAAAGTTTATCCAGCATCAAGTGCAAAAATAGATTCCCTAGCAACAAATGCATCATTCTCATTGGGTACAGGTGCAAGACTATTATTAGTAGCAACAGGGATTTCTCAGTGGTACACAATGGTTGGTGTTTACGGTTAATAGGAGTTTTTATGATTACAGTAGATATTTTACAAAAAATATGCCCAAAGACGAAAACGGCAGTATTAGAAAGATATGCGTTACCTCTTCACGAAGTAGCAGAGTACTACGATATGTACAAAAATCCAAAACGTGCGGCTGCCTTTTTAGCACAAATCGCACACGAGTCAGGTGGATTTAATTTTGTAACAGAAAATTTAAACTACAGTGCTAAGGGGTTGATGACTACTTTCAAAAAGTATTTCCCAACAGAAGAATTAGCAAAGCAATATGAGAGAAAGCCTGAAAAGATTGCTAATCGTGTTTATGCTAATCGAATGAGTAACGGAGATGAAAATAGTGGTGATGGCTGGAAGTTCAGAGGTCGTGGATTAATACAATTGACAGGCCGAGCTAACTATACACGGTTTGCCGAAGACTTAGGCATTAGCCTTGACGAAACGGTTGCATATTTAGAAACTCCTGCAGGCGCAGTTTCTAGTGCAGGATGGTTCTGGGATAACAATAACTTAAATCAGTTATGTGATAAAGATGATTTCGTGACTCTTACGAAAAGAATTAACGGTGGCACTATTGGTTTAGAAGATAGAAAACATCACTATCATATTGCATTAGAGGCATTAGGCGTTCACTAACATGTCACAACTATTATGGAATACACCTGCAGGTAATATAGGTACTTATCCTAGTCGATTGCCTATAACTTACACATTTTCTGCCATTGCACCTACTGTGGGAGACAGTGTAGAATACATTCTATTAAACGGAGTATTGCCTATTGGTGTAAGTCTTCTCAGTAACGGACAGTTAACAGGTGTTATTGGTAGCATCGCTGAAGAAACCGTATATAGTTTTACGATACGTGCTAAAGATAGTTTTAATTCTATATCAGATAGAACATTCTCGTTGACCGTATCAGGTGTAGGTATACCTGTTATTTCAACTCCTGACGGTCAAATAGCTAACACATTAGATAGTGTGTATGTTGATAAGACCATTAATGTCACAAACTATGCTAATATACCTTATATTATTAAACTGTCTGGTGGAAGTCTTCCGCCTGGGTTATCAATATCTAATACAGGTAGAATAACAGGATATGCAGAACCACCTATTTTAACCAATGGTTCACCTACTACTAAAACATACGAATTTGCATTACAACTAATTAGTGAGTACGGTGTCGATGGTGGAATTTTCAATATAGTAGTTCGAAATCAATTGTTAACAAAATCCCCACACCAGATCAATCCTGTAATTTTAAATAGTTACCCATTGGAATTGCCTATTAGTACTACTGATCCTTATTATTCTTATTATTTGGTTGACACTATAAATCTAGGTACAACTAAATCCGGTGAGTACTTCAACTTTAAATTTATAGGTTATGATTTTGAAGATGATAGTTTGACATATTCTTTCGGTTCTTTACCACCGGGATTAACTGGAAACAGTACTACTGGTTGGATTACGGGAGTACCGATCATTGCATCTAATACGATAATAGAGTATGGTTTTACTGTTGTAGTATATAAAACATTATATCCTAGTATTAAGTCCTCTATCCAGCGATTTGTTATTCGAGTTTCTAACGAAGTTGATGAAACAATTACATGGAATACTGATTCGGATTTAGGTACATTACTAAATGGGGAACTAAGTGATTTGTATGTTGATGCAACTGGATTTGGCAATCTTTCCTACGAATTAGTATCCGGTAGATTACCTGATAATCTATCTTTGTTATCTAATGGTAGCATTATTGGAAAAGTATCATTTGAGCCTGAATCTTTTCTAACTATGGTTGGTACTAAAATAACATATGCATTTACAGTTAAAGCATTCTTAACGGACAATCCTATCGTTTCTTCAACAAAAGAATTTACTTTAACAACAGACAAACAGTTCTTAGAGCCAACTGAAAGTGTTTATTTGAAAGCGACACCTGATCTGCCTGGTCGTGCTATTATTCAATCATTGTTGACTGACACCTCTATAATTCCTAACGAATATTTGTATAGACCGGAAGATGTTTATTTTGGTAAAGCGTCGGATATTAGAGTTGTAGTGACATATGGAGTTAATGCTAGTAAATTAACAACGTATTTGGACACATTGAACACAAACTTTTATTATAGAAAAATAGTATTAGGTGAATTAAAAACTGCGATTGCAACAAATGAAAACAACGAAACACTGTATGAAGTTGTCTATTCTGAGATAGTAGACGGCTTAATAACACCCGACGGAGTGTCAATACCGGATGAGATAGTTTGGCCTAGAAAAATAAGTTTGAACCAAGGTGATTATTATACTTCCAATACCTCTATATATAATAGCTCGACAGAAGTATTCACTAGTGCTAGTCCTGGATTTGTTCAAAAACTGTATCCAGCAAGTTTACAGAATATGAGAAATAAAATAATTTCTACTATTCCGTATAATAACAGTCAAACATTTTTACCACTTTGGATGACTAGTCAGCAGGCTGATGGTAGTACATTGGGATTTAAGCAAGTTTGGGTAATATGTTACACGTTGCCCGGAAAGTCACAGGAAGTTTTGAACAATATTAATGATTCCTGGCCATACAAACTTAACCAAATTGATTTCTCAATTGATCGTTTTATAGTAGATAAGAGCGCAACATACAATTATAACTTGTATCCAGGTATTCCTAGCTGGAGTTCATTACCAGGTGCAACGCCAACACCTGATCCGTTGGATACATATGATTTACCTGTGCTGTTTTCGAACACAAACATTTTACCTAACAGTAATCAATAATAAATATATTACGGAATACAAATATGAGCGCAATAAACACTAACAGTATCGATGCTAATTACCCTGTGCCGGGCGTTAATAATAGCACACAGGGTTTTAGAGATAACTTTTCAAGCATTAAGAATAACTTAAATACGGCAGGATCTGAATTAACAGACTTGCAATCCAAAGCAATATTAAAGTCACCGTTGACTGGTACATTGTTGAATAATGATATGGCTGGTGCTCCGCTAAGCAATGCACTAGTAAATGGATTTAGAGCCAAGACATATAATTTAGGTGAAAATTTATCAGGAACAGTAACTGTTAATGTCAGCAAAGCTGATGTGCAGTACGGTACAATACAGTCAGATTGCACTATCAACTTTGGTGGCTGGCCACCTACAGGAACTAGGGCAAGTGTCGAACTACATTTAACTATTGCTAATCCTAATGTAACAATTACATTACCGCCCACTACAGTTAACGCAGGTGAAATAACTTCAGGTATGCGTGATAGTGTTAAATTGTTGGAAAATTATTATGCTACCGGTACTACCGCTTCATATAGTAATTTTATCACTACCCCATATCAAGTAACTGAATTGGTATTGCAATTTATAACACTTGATTGTGGCGCCACGTTAGATGTGATTCCTGTGAATCGAAACCAACGTAGTTCCCAGTTATCAATTAGGACTCCTACTAGTATAGGACAACCTGGAGACTTTCCTGGACAAATGTGTATGGATCAAAATGGGTACGTTTACTTTTGTGTAGGTCAATATGACGGTGAAAACGTTATTTGGGGTAAAGTAACATTATCCGGAATTTAATAAACCGATAATTGTTGCATATAAATATCAATATGCAACACCCATTCATAAACGATCTTAGTGGTAAGTCTATGGAAGACTTGCAAAACACAATCCAAGAACTAACCAAAAAATTAAATTTTGTATATAGGACTCAGAACGGTCCTATGATATCGCAAATCCAAATGGTTTTAGAAAGTTACAAAACTGAGTACACCAAACGAATGGATGATATCTACAAAAAACAAAACTTAACAAATAAAATTAACATTTCCAACGATAATAAATGACAGCCCGAGTACAGCGAAACTTTGAGTTTGTGGCAGGTGTATTCATTGACAATGAGTTGCACATGAATGTATACGACATAGAAGTCAATTTCTTCATTGAAACTGACAGCATCTATGAACAAAATATTGCCCTTGACAGAATAAAATATTTGTTTATTGAAAAAATAGAAAATGCAATTTTTATAAATGAGACAGAATCGGTAATTTTTGAGAAAATATCTAATTTAGGTTTAAAATGTGTGCAACTACCAGAAGATCCGTACGATCAAATTTTGGGAATCGCATTAATGGCAAAAATAGATTCTGTTATAGAAGACCGTTTAACTGTTTCTGATATAAGAATTTCTAGTAGGATGAGCGATGGTGTGAGCTATCTACACAGTATGGAAGAAAGTAGGGGTCCGCTCAGCGAAAAAGGTTGGTGGAATGATTCAAGCCCGAATACATCAACTAAACCCACAAAAAATAAAAAGGTTGTGAAGTTAAAAGAAATAACTACTAGTTGGGATGACTTACTGCTTGGTTGGCAACCACCGATAAAAAGACCCGATTCTGACGTTATTATGGTAGACTTTGATTCTAAAACGGATAAATGATATTTGCTTTTTTGTAATAAGTCTGCTAAACTAGTAGCAATGAAAACTGACCAGTATAGCCGACAGATTTTATCAGAAGATGATTTGTGTGACATTTTCCTACGAAATCCAGAACACAAACTATCAACGGTATTAACCGATACAGTAATACATTTTCATCCAGATTTAGAATTAAATAATACTTTTCATACAACAGAACCTACTACACAAACTATCAGCGTGTCAGAATTTGATGATATAAATCAATCAACATGGTTTATGCCTGATGAATATAAGTCAATGGATATTGCTAAATATCTTTTAGATTTATGCACCTCAGATGAAGAATTACAGCGTGTAGGTAAAGAACTTATTCTTTATCAAGAAAGGAATATGTTTCCCTTGCTTAGATTCTGCAAATACTTGGTAGACACAATGAGAGCTAATAATGTAGTATGGGGAGTAGGTAGGGGAAGCAGTGTTAGTAGTTATGTACTGTTTTTGCTAGGAGTACATAAGATAAATTCAATATATTACGATTTGGATGTAGAAGAATTTTTAAAATAAACGATGTTTTTCAATAATTAAATACTTATTTAACAGGAGAGTTGCTATGCCATTACATAGAACAGCACAAGGTAAAATGATAGATATGTCATCTATCGTTGCAAAAAATGAGAAAGTCAGAGCAGTGGGTAACATGAATGTTAATGCACGAGGAGATATTCTCGACAGCAATAACAAAGTTATCAAAGACAACAACAAAAGAGTAAAGGCTAATTATCAAAAAGTCGTTAGCAAGGCACCGGCAAAGCCAGCACCCTCGCAGCCCGCCCCAGTTAAGTCTCAACCAGTAGAACAATTAACTAAAGAAGAAAGAGAAATTTTTGATGATGATGAGGATTTTGAAAAGTGAAAAAAGCAGCATTTGACCCGCATAAGATATCCAAAAGCAAATTCAAACCATTAGGTGAACATGTAATTGTTTATGATATGGTATTTGACGAACGTATTACTAGAAGCGGAATCATCATACCCAACGATGACATGAAATCTCAAGGAATCAGACCACGCTGGGCACAAATCTATGCTGTAGGACCTGATCAGAAAGACCCTGAATTAGTACCCGGAAAATGGATTTGCGTCAGCCATGGTCGCTGGACGAGAGGAGTACAAATTGAAGATGAAACGGGTAAACACACTATACGCCGAGTTGACATTAATGATATACTGTTAGTCAGTGACGAACCCGTCAATGACATGACAATGAGTGATAAGGTATAATTATGAAATGGTTTTACAAATGGCTAGGGTCTAAGATTCACGATTCTCAATATAGTGACGAGGCAATCCCTCAAATATTAGGAACCACTAAAGCCAATAGAGCAAGAAGAAGTTTGGTCAGTGAATCCGAGGATTTAAGTTCAGAACCCATTACGTTTAAAATGTTCAAGGCAAGCGGCGGCTGGGCAATTGAGTTTAGACAATACGACAACCGAAATGATAGAGTTGACGTTAATTTATATGTAGTGAATGATGAACAAGAATTAGGAAAGCATATTTCACAAATTATTACTATGGAGGCATTAAAAAGATGAGTTATTCAGATACATTGATATATCGCAGTGCGGCTCAAATCAACGAAGCAATGGGTCGTGTGTATGGCTACATGGGACTTGCTACATTGGTAAGTTTGTTTGTAAGCTATGTAGTAGGTTCCAGTCCAGAACTTGTGCAATTTTTCTTCACGGGGTGGATGAAGTGGGTAACTATTCTTTCTCCACTTGTAGCAGTTGTATTAATTACGATTGCATTGAATAGTAATCCCCCGAAAGAAATGGCACTGTTTATGCTAGTACTCTTTGCTGGCATCATGGGCTTGAGTTTTGCAGTAATCTTTGCTGTCTACACAATGGCAAGTATTGTTAGCGCATTTATGGGGTCAGCAGTGCTATTTGGAACTATGAGCATTTATGGTTACTTTACTAAACAAAGTTTAGATAGTCTGGGCAAGTTTCTATTTGTAGGCTTGATTGCAATTGTGATTGCTAGTATAATCAATCTTTTCATAGGAAGCACAGTGGGACAGATGGTAATTTCTGCACTTGCAGTTATTATCTTCTTGGGACTTACAGCCTATGATACACAAAAAATCCGTGAACAATTAATGGATTCTAGTGACTCGACTGTTGCAGAAGTCTCCGGAGCATTAACATTGTACCTAGATTTCATTAATATATTCTTGTCGTTGTTACAACTTTTTGGCAATAAGAAAGACTAAATGAAGAATCAACTTTGGGTAGAGAAATACAGACCGCAATCAGTAAAAGAGTACGTCTTTGTAAATGACAGTCAAAAGCAACAAGTAGAAGGCTGGATTAAAAACGAATCTATTCCTCACTTGTTGCTCAGTGGTGATCCTGGTACAGGTAAAACTACACTAGCAAAAGTTCTTATACACGAACTTGGTATTGAAGATTATGATGTACTAGAAATTAACGCAAGTCGTGAAAACTCTGTGGATGTAGTCAGAGACAAAATAGTTGGCTTTGTACAAACAATGCCTTTTGGTAAGTTCAAAGTCGTGTTGCTAGACGAGGCTGATTATTTGACTCCGGCAGGTCAGGCGGCGTTGCGTAATGATATGGAAGCATATCATGCGACTGCTAGATTTATTTTGACTTGTAATTATCAGCATAGAATTATTCCTGCGCTAAAAAGCAGATGCCACGAGTTTCACATCAGTAAAACAGACAAAACTGAGTTTACAGCTAGAGTAGCTACTGTTTTAGTGACTGAAAATGTAGAATTTGATTTAGATACATTGGATAGTTATGTTGGAGCTACTTATCCTGATTTGCGTAAATGTTTGAATCAAGTTCAAGTAAATAGTAGTAGTGGTAAATTATTAGCGTCAGTTAATCAAACTAACAGTGAAGATGAACTATTGATTGAAGCAACTAACTGCTTTAAGAGTCAAAAAGTATTTGAGGGAAGGCAATTGTTGTTGCAATATCTAAGTTTGTATCCTACACGCATCGAAGATGTATACAGATGGATGTATAATAACTTAGACTTGTGGGGTAACACTAATGAAAAACGTGATGCTAGTATTATCATTATTAGAAATGGTTTAGCTAATTTGAGTTTAGTGGGTATTCCTGAAATTTCACTAGCAGCCACTCTGATAGAGTTAACCAGTTAAGGATTATTATGAGATACATGTTAATTACATATTATAAAAAAGCCGGTGGTCAGATTGACGAACAGGTTGAAATTTCTAGAAATTTAAAACCTAAGGATCATTCTACTTGTAATGTTATTATGGACTTCAAAGAAAAGAAAGTCGAAAAATGCGTGATTGAAGGACAAACACTAACAAAAGAGTGGAACCAACTACGTGATTATTACTTTAAAGTATATCCTGATGTAGTTGAAAAAATAGAAAAACTTATGAACGAGAGCTAAAAAGGGGCGTTAAGCCCCTTTTTTATGAGTATAATTTTAAAACGTGCTCAATAATTTTATGCCGTTGAACATCTTGCAGTTCAAACTCGCATAACTGCAACCCTGGAATCACCCCCTTTCTCAATCGATTTTGTAAGTCTAGTAGCCCATTGTCGGCTGTTTTTCTATCGGCTTGCTCAATGTCACCAGTAATTACAATCTTACTGCCAACGCCGATCCTAGTCATAATCATTTTGAGTTGACCAGGGGTTGCATTTTGAGATTCGTCTAATATTATATAACTATTTTTAAAGTTTCGACCTCGGCAAAATGCTAGGGGTGCAATTTCCACTATTTGTTCGTCTAGCATGCGGGTGATTTCACGCATTGTATAATATTCACGTAACACATCTAACAACGGTCTTGTCCAGGGTTCCATCTTTTGATTTAAGTCACCGGGTAAGAAACCGTGTTCTTCTTCCTCTACACCTACTGCAGGTCTTGATAAGATGATCCTATCAACTTCACCTTCTTTTAGTGCTTTGATGGCTGCTTGCATAGCTAGATAAGTCTTGCCTGTTCCAGCAGGACCGCTAACTACTACAATATCAGTATCAGCATCAGTTAATGCGGAGATATATTTTTTTTGATTAATTGTCTTTGCGCTTAAATTAACCGGTCTAGAGTTAGATTTAGTGCGACTATGATCAAAATTAATAGTTTTTGATTCTTTCGTGTAAAATGTGGGTGTGTCTTCGTAATTGTATTTGTCGGTTTGTGTGTATCGTGTGTCTATTTGTTGTTTGCGTAAAGCGCCTGTTTTTCTCTTTCCCAAAATATACTCCTTTTATTGTGAAAGCCGAGTTCTCATAACACTCAGAGATATTTAAAACCTCATAACAAGCCTAAACTAGTAGAGTTTTAACGCATTTTTTAATGATAAATATTAGGCTAAGGGTTTTGTTCAAAGCATTTACGTATTCATACATATTTGATAAATACAATACTATGAGCAAACTAAAAGCCGACGACTTTTTTAACAATATTGATTTCCCTAGCATTGTTGATACTATCAAGGGTGTGTATTCCAGTGACGGCGCAATGAGCGCATTATTGGACTTCGAGCGAGTTCTTGACGAAAGTGATCTATACGCATACAAGAATTGGGACTTAGGGGAATTAGTATCCGGTCCTGATGTGAAACGCTACACTGTTTCTTGCATGTTTATGTACCCACTAAAATTAATGCCTGATCCAAGAGGTGCATTAAGATTACTAGGAGTAGGGTGCAATCTACAATTTAAGAAAACTAAAATAAAAGTACCGGTTGCTATTAAAGATCCAGGGGACTATAAAGCGGGAACCCACTTTCCGAAAATGACGGAAAAAGAAATCTGGTTAGTAAGAATTGAAATCCCCAAAACTCTAATGGATGATATTCGTGAAGGATCTATTGATTTAGCAGGTCAAAGCATTGACTTAGAAGAATTAGATAATGCATATGAGGAAGATTTAGATAAAGAATCTGCACAAGGACAAGAAGACCAGGCGCAACAGCCTCAAGGAATGCAGCCAGCCCCAGCAGCCGGCACCCCACCAGCATTGCCAGGATTATAATATGAAACAGATACTAGTTGAAGGTTTTGACTATCACGATTTAGTAGGTCAAATTTTCCCAGAAATATCAGTAGATGAGTATTCTGCAAAAATGGGATCAGATGACAACATTGTCACACTTGCATTTACTGTTAAAGGTAAAGCCGTAGGTGAAGATTTGTCTGATTGGTTTGAACGCGGTTATATATGGGTATTAGATGCACAAGTGAGTGAGGGAGAAATCACTCCGGGAAAATACTTAGTGTTCGTTGAAATTGATAGAAGAATGGCTGTACCTGAAAGAATTGTTCAGCTTATAGAAGATTTAGAAACATTGACAGACATGCCTCTTTCTGAATGGACTATTGAGGTAGATGATGAAAAACACAAAAATCCAACAGTTGAAGTGTTGAAATCAAAAATAATTTTGAGTCCTCATCAGTATAGAGAAAAGTACGGTACAGAAGAAGAACAAGAAAAAAAAGATGACAATAAGATTGATGAAATGAAAAATCTATCAGGATTAGATCCTAGCAAAAAGTTTAAAGAACCTGATAGTTTATTAAAAGATTTTATTGCAAAAGCAGGACTATAAGGAGAAAAAGATGCCACAAACTTTACTAGCTAGAAAATCAGGTTCACAAGATATGGCAATTGCCACAGATGATGAAGCACATCAACAACTAGCAACAGATCCTTCTATTCCACAATTTCCTGAAAGTAATAGTTTTGGAGCATCAAATGGATTCAATGTATCATCAAGCAACACTTCAGCATTTGGCTCTTCTCCGTCAGCAGGATTCGGCTCCTCACCCAGCTATTCCGCACCATCAAGTAGCATTGGCGGAAGCATGTCTGGAAGCGTACCTCAACCAAATCTCACCCAAGCAGGTTCAAATGCCGCCCAGGGTGCAGACGTATTAGTTCAGCACGATAAAGAAAGTTCAGACTGGATAAACAAAAAATGGCGTCCTGCAATGGGATGGATGTACATGTTAACATGTACTGTTGACTTTGTTGTATTCCCAGTTTTATGGTCGCTATTGCAGGCATTGAGTAAAGGTTCCGTCACAAGTCAGTGGCAACCACTTACATTGCAAGGTGCAGGATTGTATCATATTGCAATGGGTGCTGTATTAGGTATCGCAGCATACGGTCGAACAAAAGAAAAACTCGAAGGCGCTGCAAAATAAATATTGACACTTGCACAATAATGTGCTAACATCAATATATGACCGATTATTACCAAACTTTGGGTGTAGCGAAAAATGCTACACCGCAAGACATTAAAAAGGCATACCGTCGTTTAGCAGGAATACACCATCCAGACAAAGGCGGTGACACTTCCAAGTTCCAAGAAATCCAAACAGCATATGAAACGTTGAGCGATCCAAAAAAGAGACAAGAGTACGACAACCCTAGTTCGTTTGGTCCTTTCAATGATCGGCACGGGTTCCATTTTAACTTTAATGGGTTTAACATTAATGATCTTTTCGGAGCAGCGTTTAGTCAAGGATTCAGACAACCTCAAATGCCTAGTTACCGCACGACTGTACTGGTTACTTTAGAACAAGCATATTCGGGTTCAGAACAAACATTGCAATTCAATGCAGATGGGCAGCGACAAGTCGTAAAAATTCAAGTACCCAAAGGTGTCACTGATGGACAAACATTAAGGTATGAAAATCTTATTAAAAATGCTATCTTACTAGTTGAATTTAGAATTCAGCCGCACCCTACATTCGAGCGTGACGGTTCTAATTTATATAGCATTCAAGATATCGATGTTTTGGATTTGATAATCGGAACTGAAATTAGATTTACTGCTATTTCGGGCAAAGTATTAACTGTAAAAGTGCCACCTAAAACACAGCCCGGTGCTAAGCTACGAATTCAAAATGAGGGGATGCCAGTTAATAATGGTTTCGGAGACCAATATATCTTGCTAAAACCGTTCATACCTGATAAAATAGACAATCGAATTATTGATAGCATTTTGCAATCAAGAGCCTGAGTGAGACATTATTTAAAGGAAGTTTATGAATTCACCCGAAATTGAAGTAATTATTGAGCAAGCATTAAATTTGGCTAAAGAGAGGTCACACAAGTATTGTACACTTGAACATTTATTGCTTGCACTGATTACTCATCAGCCCTTTAAAAAGTGCTTAGATAGTTTTGGTGCAGATGTTGAAACACTAACCAAAGAAGTTACTCATTATATTGACACACTACATGCCATTGTAGTTGATGTTAGTAACGGAGAAGAAGTGCATCCTCGCAAAACTAATTCTCTCGAAAGAGTCATGAACCGAAGCATTACACAAGTATTGTTTACTGGTCGTAAAATGGTAACTACTATTGATTTGTATCTGAGTATTTCTAGCGAAACCAACAGTCATGCACATTATTACTTGCTGAAATATGGTATCACAAAGCAAGAATTTGTAGCACACTGGCAAAAGAATTATAAAAATCAGGATGCAGAAACTAAACTTACTGATTCGCAAGCATCTGAAATTCTCGAAGAATACACAGTTAATCTTAGCGAACTTGCACGTAACCATAAACTAGAACCGCTTGTGGGTCGTAGTGAAGAACTGGACGACATTATAAATGTGCTAGCTAAGAGATTCAAATCAAACGTACTAATGGTGGGGGATCCAGGTGTAGGCAAGACCGCTATCGTAGAGGGACTAGCACAGCGTATTGCTGATGGTAAAGTACCTGAGTTTCTTAAGGACCATGAAGTATATTCAGTAGAAGTAGGTAACTTGCTTGCAGGTTCAAAGTATCGTGGAGATTTCGAAGAAAAGATCAAAGTAATCATTGAAGCACTGATTACAAAGAAAAAGGCTGTGTTGTTTATCGATGAAGCACATACTATGAAAGGTAGCGGGTCTTCAAATAACGGCAGTGTTGACTTTGCTAATATGATTAAGCCTGCAATCACAAAGGGTAATTTGAAAGTTATCGCAAGCACTACATGGGAAGAATTCTATGAGTCCTTCGAAAAGGATCGTGCATTGATGCGTAGATTCTATCGTGTGGGTGTAGATGAACCTGATCGTGATTCTACGGTTCGCATTTTGACAGGGTTAAGTACTCGGTTGAATGACTTCCATGATGTGGATATTTCTCCTGACGCTATCACTGCGGCAGTAGATAGCGCAATTAGGTATTTGCATGACCGTAAAAACCCTGATAAGTCTATCGACTTGCTAGACGCCGCATGTGCAAAACAGCGTGTAGCTGATAACAAGGGTGCAGTCATTACTAAAGAAATGGTGTATGACCAAGTTGAACGTATTGCAGGAGTTCCAGCAGATAAACTCAAGGATCAAACAGTTGATAAGATTCAACTATTGGAATCTAATATCAAAGATAAATTGTATGGGCAAGAAGATACGGTAGATAAAGTTTTGGAACGTATTTATGTTAGCTTTGCTGGCATCGGAAATCAAAGTAAACCTATTGCAAGTTTCTTATTCTTGGGCCCTACTGGTACTGGTAAAACAGAATTGGCTAGACTGTTAAGTAAGAACCTAGATATGCCGCTAATCAAATATGACATGTCTGAATATTCTGAGAAATTCAACGTTAGTGCTTTGCTAGGTGCACCTCCCGGATATGTTGGGTTTGGAGAAGGTAGTCTTGGTGGCGGCAAACTAATTAACGACTTGAGTAAAAATCCGCACTCTATCTTGTTGTTTGATGAAGTAGAAAAAGCACACCCTGATATCTTTAATATTTTCTTGCAATTGCTTGACGACGGTAAAGTTACTGGTACTAATGGTAAGTCAGTAAATGCAAAGAACTGTATTGTTATTATGACTAGTAACTTGGGAAGTCAAGATGCAGAAAGAAACAATATTGGCTTTGGCAGTCAAGAAAAATCAGGTGAAGATGATAAAGCCTTGAAGGACTTCTTCAAGCCTGAATTCAGAAATCGTATTGACTTGATTTGTAAATTCGGTAAACTTGATATGCTAGCAATCAAGAAAATTGTCATTAAATTTACTGATGATTTGAAGAAGTCATTGAAAGATACCCATGATATTACTCTTAATTTGCGTGAATCAGTTGTTGAATATCTCGCTGAAAAGGGTTATGATAAGAAGATGGGTGCAAGACCACTGGCTCGAAAGATCGATGAATTGATTAGGGTTCCATTGTCAAAGAAGATTCTTTTTGAACGTATTAAAAACGCAACTATTAACGTTAGCGTCGGGGATGATGACAAGATTGAATTCGAAATTCAACAAAAATTAACTGCTACGGTGAATGAAGATGGGATTATTGAAGTCAGTTGATGATGTTCCTGGTATTAATTATTACGAATACCGTGATAATTTATACTACAACAATTATGAATATCGTTTGAGGGCAACAATACCGTGTATTAAATATACTTGGTATTGTAAGAATCCCGAAGAACTGGATAAAAAAATTGAGGGCAAATTCAATAGATATGGCAATGTTCGTAAAGAAGATAAGCAAGATGTTATTGATAACTTACCGGCTTTAAAGTTTATAGTCAAATTACAAAAAGAAAAAAAGAAAAAGCAAATTGGTATTCGTATTGAAAGTGAAACAATTGCGGTTTTTTCTAATGATATAGCTATTCTAAAAGATATTGCTACGGAATTAGGAACTCGATATAAATGTAACTACACTCAGGTAAAAACAAGTCAATATGCTGGTATCAAACATTTTGTAAATGATCCTCCCCATAAATACCGTGTATATTTGAAGTCAAAGCGAGTAGAAGATAACTTTCACATTGAATTTCGTAAAATGTGTGAAAGGCAACCAGGACTACACCCTAGTCCTGCTCTTAAAAGATGGTTGTACAACGACGGAAAACGCTATGGAATCTGGTATTTCCGTTGGGCTAGTTCAGCACATTTTATTGATTATGACGATGAAAGTACACTCAGTTACCTAGCACTTATGTACGGCGAAATCTTAGGTAAAAAGTACAAATTAGAAAAGCGTCCTGATAATATCTAAAAGTGATAAATACTCTATTACTATAGGGTATTTACCATGGCAAAGATTGTAGAAGACGTATTAGTCGTTAAATTCAGCAAAATCGTTAAAGATGCAGACGCAGATAATGGTGGTTTAGTCAATAATGACATTCAAGCAGCATTAGAGCAAGTCGCCCAAGAATTAGTGGGTGACGGTGTCGTTGTAGAAGTGGAACGAGCATAATGTCACAAGCCACTACATTAATACTATTACCACAGACTTACTACCAAAATAACAACGTAAATGTTGTGGGTGAGAAGGTACAAGCTGCTGCGTATTATTTAGGTAATCAAGATTTACAAACTTTAAGCTGGAGTCTTAATTCGTTTTACGGAGTCATAGACATTCAAGCCACACTTGCATCAGACCCAACTGCAAATTCTGATTGGTTCAACGTTCATCAGATTTCAGGCAACAATACTACTACAAATAGTTTTGCAAACTTAACTGGTAATTATGTTTGGCTAAGAGCGAAAGTTAGTTTTAATAACAGCACCGGAAATCCAGGTGTAATTCAATACGTTAAAGTGAGTTATTAATATGAAATTGTTTGAGGGCGGAAACATTTGGCCTGATGTTGTAACTAATTTTGATCCAGGTGTAGTTGGGAAACCACTCACCGCCGCCACACAAAAATATCTAGAACCATTAGGTGCAACAGTTCACACAATAGGTAGCGCATGGAAGCCTAGATTTGATAAAGACGGCAACGTTGTTCCTAGCAATGACTTAGATGCTATGGTCGATCTTGCTGAATTACAAAAAGCATTTAACACTACTGATGCTAAAACAACAAGACAAGCATTAGATGATTATCTACAGAAACAAGGTCTAAAGACTTATAAAGCAGGGGTAACAGTTCACACTAGAATGCCGTTAGGTGGAAAGTTTTATCAAGCTGACTTAAAGGTTGTACCGAACGCAGCCAAAGTTGCACAATTTCATAGACACGAAATACCTCAAGGCAGTCAATACAAAGGTGTCAACAAGCAACTTGTAATGAACGCACTTGCTAGCAGTCAACGTATGCTATGGAGTCCCGATGAAGGATTGTATGCAAGAGATGCTAATGGTAAGAAAGCTGAATTATTAAGTGATGACTGGGATACGATTGCTCAGTATTTACTAGGCAAAGGTGCAACAGGAAATGATTTAGGCAGTGTTGAATCTATCATGGCAAAGATTCCTGATCCTAAGCGTAGAGAAGAAATAATGAATATGGCACGTTCAGGTCATAGTTGGCAAGCTGCAACTCCTAATGTGACTGAATGGTTCCGTAGAGCAATGGATATGTTAAAATGAAAATTCAAACACTATTAGAAGCTGCTGGACAAGTTGGGCGTAAGTATCAACACATTGAAGATTTAGTAATAGCTAATGGTAGTGCAGGTGGACTACATGCAGTTGAACGCATGAAGCACATGGTTGACAATTACGATTCAATTGAACTTAAGTGGGACGGTATGCCAGTAGTATACTGGGGCCGTGATGAAAAAGGTGTCTTTAGAATGATTCCTAAGAATGCTTGGGCTTACTTAAAGTCAGGCAAGACACAAACTAGTTCAGGTGCAAGTACAATCATGAACAGCCCCGATGACGTTTATAAATTTGTTATGGGCACAGGAGACGGTGGAGAAGGTCGTGCAGGATTTGCAAAGCAATTTGCTAGCTTGTGGCCACTGTTCGAAAAGATAAGCCCTAAGCAAGGCTTCCTTGAAGGTGGTTTATTATTCTTCCCTGGTTCAATGCCTGTAGTTAATAAAAACACAAATACATACGATTTCAAACCTAATATTACTACATTCCATGTACCAGTAGATAGCAATTTGGGTAAGCGCATTGCTAATGCTAAGATGATGGTTGCTGCCACTGGTTACTATACACAGATGGGTTCAAGTGATGAACAGCGTTATCCGGATGCACAGAAACTAAGCACACCTGATGTTATTGTACAAGGCACAACGTATGTTGAAGAAATGCCAGGTGTTAGCACAGCAGGTCTAGACAGAATTGAACAGTTCATAAGGACAAACGCTCAAAAAATTGACAACTACTTAGCACCTAAGAAGGGATTAAGTAATCCAGGTGGTGAGTTATACACTTATCTAAATAAACATTTACGCACAACAGGTCTGTTGAAAGACTTTCCTGCTTGGGCACAACAGAATTTAAGTGCAGGTAAAGCACAAGCAATGTTAGCAGATACTGAAGGGTTAAAAGCTACATTGGGAGCAGTAGAAGCATTGTCTAATGAAAAGATGAAGATTATCAAGTCATTAAGTTTGGGACTTCACGGTGGTATCATGCAAACTAATCCTGAAGGATACGCACAAGCACATCCTGAGATTAATTTCAAGTATGATCTGCCTGGACAATTCTTAAAACTTATTGACCAACTAAATTGGAAGCCAAGAGCATTATGAAACGTACAGGGAACAGCAAAGTAGCAGTAGTAGGTTGGGGCCGTGGAATGGGCCATACTGGTCATATGTATCTAGCTGATGCAGTGATTCAACAAGCGGCCGATATGAAAGCTGACCCTTATTTCTTTATTAGCAAAACAGTTGGTAAAGATGATCCCATCTATCCAGAAGAAAAAGTAAAAATCTATCAAGCTGTATTCCCTAAATACGCAAACATCTTCATGCCTCAAGGTAACTTGAATCAAGCGTTAACAGACTTATCTCAATTAGGTTATGACGGTGTCGTAGTTGTCGTCGGTGCAGATCAAAAACAAGCATTTCAATACTTAGAGAAACCAAACAAAGAAGGTGTACCTGTATACCAAACAATGGGATTCAAAAAGCTAAGAGTTATTAGTAGACAAGAAACCCGTAGTAAGTTTGCCAATGAAGAAGGCCCTCGTGCTACTCCAATGCGTGAGATTCTAATGAATCCAAATGCAAGTGAAGAAGATAAATTTGCAGTATGGCGTAGAGACATGCCAAAGAATTTACCTGATAAACAAGTGTTAGACTTGATGCAAAAAGCAGAACAGCGCATGAGAGCTATTCCAGTTAAGAATAAGAAACTTAAAGAGTTCATTACTAAATTACGTCCATTGCTTAAAGAAGCGAACACAGCACAAAGATTGAAAGTGTTAAAGTTAATCAAAGAATCAATGGCACACAAAATTGATGAGACATTAAATAGAGATGGATATCATGTTAGCGTACAGAAAGGCAAGTTTATGCCTAGTAAGTTCGGAGAAGATAATTATAACTATTTACATGACTTAATGAATAGCAGCGAAAGCAGCGGTAGCCCTATGTTAGTCACCATTGATGATAAGAAACTTGCACGTGAAATTGCTGCAATGTACGGCGCTGATGTAGAAGAAACTGGTTTAGGAACATATAGAATTGTTCAAAGAAAAGGCTCAACACCACAACAAGTTAAGACACCAGAGTTATCCACTGTAAATGAATTCGCACCCAGTGATGATAAAAGACCAGATGCTGAATATGAAGTATATCTATGTTCAGGATTAGACGACCAATTTAAGTGGGAAGGTGATCCACTATTACGCACAAATAACTTAGGCAAAGCACACACTGTTGCTTATGAACTATGGAAAAAACATCCCAACAGAATGTTTATGATTTGGCAAGACAAGACTCAAGGTAGTCGCGGTGGATATGGACCTAAGGGGTCTGTTCTTGAACCTAGTGAAGAAGAATTGAATGAATTTGCAGCAGGTGGTGATTTCAAACCACCTGCTCCCCCAAAACAAAAAAGTAACGATCCTTGGGGCAATGATGACCGTAGCAAGATTATACAAGCAGTTGGGCAATTATTAAAAGCCGGTAACAAAGTAGATTGGAAAGTCCCGGGACAAATGGGACATGTTGTTAGAGTTAGTGATGACAGCGTAACAATGAAGCGTTGGGGCAAACCGTATAGCAAGATCCATTATTCGTTGATGCTTACAGACGACCAAGATGACAAATATGAAATTCAACTGGTCAAACCCGGCTATTACAAAGTTGTCACTTCAGATCCTGATTGGCAATTAGATGAAGGTCCATACGAGTATCAGCCACCGGGAGCCGGTGCTGCACAGACAAATAATGTACTGCGTCAAATGAACCAAAATTCAGGTAAGTTTGTTTGGAAAAAGCCAAACCAAATCGGTGGAAGTTTTACTGAACAAGAATTATTATCAAAAGGTTTTAAGAAATCACAATATAATTCTTGGGGCGGAACACAAGAAATGTGGAACCGTCTACTAAACATACGTGAAGATTACCTAGACGAAAAATAATTCGCACCCTCGTTACTGATGTAAATATTTGCATCATTAATGAGGACCTTATGGCAACAAAGAAAACAACCAAACCTGCTGCAAAAGCAGCTACTAAAGCAGTAAAATCTGTACCCGTCGAAAAGGTACAAGAAATCAAAGAAGAAGCACAACAAGCTCCTGCAACTCCTACTCCAGGACAAGTTCAAGTTAACGTAGATTATCTACGAACAACTAAAGTTCATATCGCTATGCCCTGCTATGGTGGCATGTTGACTGAATCAACATTTATGAGTTTCATTAAATGGGCTAACACTGCCCGCCAGCTTGGTATCGACTGGACTCTCGAAACCATGGTAAATGAATCTCTCATCAGCCGTGCCCGTAATACATTAACTGCTAAATTCTTGGAACAAGAAGGTGCAACTCACTTGTTCTTTGTCGATGCTGATATCGGTTGGGAACCATGGCACTTGCTAGTTTTATTGAACCGTGATGTTGACGTTATCGGTGGTTTATACCCAATGAAGACTATGCCCATTAAGTGGGTTGTTAATGGATTCGAGGGTGCAGAAGAAGGTCCTGACGGACTACAAGAAGTTTCTAAAGCGGGTACTGGATTCTTGCTAATGAAGCGTCATGTATTTGAAAAGATGAACAGTCACCCTGCTGTTAAGCAATATAAGAACGATATTGGTCTAGATCCTAAGTACGACAAGCACTTGAAGACATATTTTGACACTGCTGTTCGTCAAAGTCGTTACTACAGTGAAGACTGGACTTTCTGTGAAAACTGGCGTGATTTAGGTGGTAAAATCTACGTTGACAAGCGTGTATTACTACGCCACAGCGGTTCTTATGTATTCTGTATGGAAAATCAAGACAGTCTATTGAATACAATTGGTCCGATGTATGTTGAAGAATTGAAGAAGAAGCAAGCGCAGGTTCCTGCAGTAGCGACTCCTGTTGATGCTAAATCTGTTAAGAAACCAACAAAAGCTCCAGCAAAGACCCCAGCAAAAGCAACTAAGAAAGCTGCTAGCAAAAAGACTGGTTAAAGTTATCTAACCTTAACGAAGAGGCTGTCATATGACAGCCTCTTTTCATAAATACATTATGCTTTTAAAAGAATTAGATAATTTTAAATTAAGTGATGCCCTATATTTTCACAAAAACCTGAATCCTGCTATTTTTGACGGGGATAATATGAACCCTGAAGTAAGGGAGCAGTTATTGACTATTGCTCAGGATTTTATAGAACATTTAGGCATATCCAACTTAGAAGTTAAAGATATTACTATCTCGGGAAGTAATGCTGCATATTCCTACACTCGTCACAGTGATCTTGATTTACATATATTAGTTGACATGAATCAGTTCAACAACGATGACGTATATAGAGAATTGTTTGATGCTAAAAAGACTATATATAACGACCAACATGATATCAAAATAAATGACATTGACGTTGAATTATATGTACAAGACACAAATCAGCCCGTGATTAGTTTGGGAGAATATTCAGTATTAAACGATAAATGGATTCGTCTGCCTAGAAAACACAGAGCAAATTTTGATCAAGCAGCAACTAAGTTAAAGTTTGAGAAAATTGCGAAACTAGCTGAATACGCCATTAAATCTAACAACTACGAAAAGATTAGTAGTGTTCTAAAGACTATCAAAAAGTATCGACAAGCCGGATTAGACTTAAATGGTGAGTTTGGCCCTGAAAATTTAGCATTTAAAGCATTGCGTAGTAAGGGTATTATTAAAAAGTTATATGAAAAATTAGATGACTTGCATAGTCGAGAATTAAGTTTACCTGAAGATGCTCAATCTGGTTCCTTAAACAAACCTACGTTAAACGTAGTTGATTTAGCTAGGTTACATAAAGTAACTAAAGAACATATACAGAATCAACTTAAATTAGGCATCAAAGTTGAAATGGAACATACAAGTAAATACGAAGTTGCAAAAGAAATTGCACTAGACCATTTAAAAGAAGATCCTAATTATTACTCAAAACTACATAAAGTTGGTCTAGAAGAATCTTCCGGGTATATCCCCAGTGAAAAAGAAAAAAATGATCCTAGATTTAAAACTGCACTAACAGTTGATGTAAAGCCTGATGCCATCGAAAAGAATGCAAAGGCTTTTGGCTTTAAAGTTACTAGGGCAGGTATTCCTCCATTGCTAAGAAAATAATAAGGATAAGAGATGGCAACAGATCCAAGAACAATAATAAATGATAATGAGGATGCTGCGTTAAATCCAAGTGGTGTGGTGCCAGTATCGGCCCCCAACACTAACGCCACACTGCAAACAGTAACAGTTCAATACACTACTCCTCCGTATTACGGAGTACAAGACTTGCAAATTATAAATGATCCAGGTGGCAATACTGACGGTGCAATTCAATTCAATGCTAGTAATAGATTCGGCGGTGACGGTAATCTTCGTTGGGATAACAAAAATAAAACATTAAATGTTTCGGGTAACATTAGACTAACAGGTGAGCTACAAGGTAGAATTTACACATCTACTGCCAAATTCAAACTATACGGCGGAGTAGCTAATTATGTTTTGAGTACAGACGGAAACGGTAACTTATCTTGGGTAGATGTTGCAGATTCAACGTACGGTAATAGTAATGTAGCAGCATACTTAGCTAATTATACAGGTAATGTTAATGCAAGTAATATTAATGTATCTGATACCGCGTATTTGTACAATATATCAAGCACAGGTACAGCGACAATTACTAACCTGGTGATTCATTCTACCGGGACTGCTAACTTAGGACCACTATCAAATATTAAAATTTCAGGTGGCTCTAATGGACAATTTTTAAGTACAGACGGTAATGGTAACTTATCTTGGGTTAACATAAGCAATGCTAATTATGCAACTTATTCAGGAACTGCTAACGTAGCTAACAGCGTTTCGGTGGCAAATGTTACTGGTATAGGAAATATTGCAACTACTAACTATGATGGCAACGCAAGCAATGTATTACATGGTGACGGTACGTGGAGTCCTACACCAACTAGCGTAGCTAATGCCAACTACGCTAATACTGCAAACATAGCGAATGTTTCTTATTCTATTGACGGTGCTAATGTCAATGGAACAGTAGCCAACGCAAACTATGCTATCTACTCAGGTACAGCAAACACTGCTAATTCAGTAGCAGTAGGAAACGTGACTGGCATCGGTAATATTGCTACATTAAATTTAGATGGCAATGCAAGCAACATACTATATGGTAATGGTGTATTTGCGGCTGCTCCTAGTGGCGGTGGGTATGGTAATAGTAATGTCGCATCTTTCCTAGCAAGTTTTGGATCTAATACAATCACTACTACAGGTAACGTAAGCGTTGGTAACATCACTGCTACTAACCTAGGTAATATAAGCAGCATAAACAAAGACGGCAACGCAAGCAATATTCTCTATGGTAATGGAGTATTTGCTGCACCCACAACACCGGCAGCTGCTGGCAGCAATACACAAGTTACATTTAATGATGCTAACGTATCAAATGGCAGTAGTAGTTTCACATATAATAAAACTACAGGTACATTAACAGTACTGGGTGTGGCTAATACTGGTATTAGTGCAGGTGACTTTGGTGTTGTAAGTACTGAATTACCAAATACAGTAGTAAGTTTCACAGCTAATGTTAACAGTTATACCCAAGTAACACTACAGAACAAGAATACAGGTGCTGATGCTACAGCAGATTATATATTGACCGCAGATAACGGCACTGATACAGTTAATTACTTAGACTTGGGTATTATTAATAGCGGTTATGATGCTAATACTCCAACTAATAGTTTAGGAAACATAGTTTATGCTGCTGACAGTTACTTATATGCTCAAGGTAATGTGAGCAATACAAGTCAGCCAGGTGGTAACTTAGCAATTGGTACAACTGTTGCTGGCAAATCTGTTAAGATTTTTGCAGGTGGCACCAGTAACTCAAACATCGTTGCTAATATTTCTAATACAGGTGTTGCAGTTACTGGTAATTTAACTACCACAATTAATGTAATTGCTACAGGAAATGTTAGTGGAAGTACATTAATTTCTACGAACGCATCAGGAGACGAAGGTGGCGAACTTCAATTAGCTAAAGCACCAAACAGTACATTATCTGGTAATATTATTGTAGATTCCTACATAAACAGAGTACGAGTATTTGACGGGGGCGGCACAAATCGCGGAATGTATTTTGATATCGCTAATAGTCCAGCAGGCGTAGGTGCAGCAGTGGGTTATCGTGATATTCCTCAAGTTACTTTCTCAGGTAATGCAACATTGGCAGCAACAGATGCAGGTAAACATTATTATTCTCAATTGTCTACTGCGAACACACTAACGATACCTAACAATGCAAGTGTTTCATTTAGTACTGGTGCAACTATAAACATTATAAATCAAGGAACAGGAAATATAACTATCGCTCAGGGAACAGGTGTTTCATTGTATTTGGCTGGTAATTCTACTAGTGCTAATAGAACACTCACTTCGTACGGTATAGCATCTATAACCAAAGTTTCAACTGATACCTGGTTTATATCTGGAGTGGGGTTGTTATAATGGCTGGTATATTAATGCCCATTATGGCAATTGCTGGTCAAGGAGGTATTATAGTACCTAGTGAAATTCCAAACTTGAACCTTTGGTACGATGCATCCGTTAGTGACGCTGCGTATATACAATCACCGGGTGGTACTGCTCCCACTAACGGCGGTCCTGTTAAAGCTCTAATTGATAAAATGGGTTTTGGACGAAACGTTGACCAAGCAGCATCCAACCGTCAACCGCTTTGGCGCGCCAATCAACAAAATGGTTTAGGTACTATACAATTTGACGGAATTAATGATACTTTCACCTTAAATCCAATAGCATGGGCTTTGAGTTTACCTGGACAGACTACTTTTATTGTTGTTAAATTAGCTGCACAAGCGAATCAAATGCACGTGATGGCAACTAATACGGGCGGTTTCACATTTAACTTGAATGGTACTAACTGGGCAGTAGAAACTGGTGGCGGAATAGCATCAAGTAGTCAAGGCAGTGATACAACTAATTATCACTATATGGGTATGATTTTTGATGGTAGTCAAACTAATGCAGATATAACTACTCAGAATAATTTACGGGTGAGGTTCAGATATGACGGAGTACCGCAAACACTCACGTTCAGTGCCAACGCCAATACCACTACATCAGCATCTGCAAATACATTAAACATTGGTTCAGATGACGCAGGAAACGCCAACTTCCTTAATGGATATATAGGCGAAATGATGATCTGGACTAGAACATTAACTGCTACTGAAATTTCGCAAGTAGAAAACTATTTAAAGACTAAGTGGGGCATTACTAATCCAGTTACAAGTAATTTAGTGTTATCATATAATCCAGCAGTTTCTACAAGTTACGCAGGCTCCGGCACTACTATAAACAGTTTAGTATCACCTAACTTACCGGGTACATTAAGTAACATTACATATACTACTCCTTATTTTAGCTATAATGGTAGCACCTCACAAGTAAGTATTGCAGACAATGCTGCACTAGAACCTGGATCAGGTAATTGGACTATGGAAGTATGGTTCAATGCTGCTTCAACATCAGGAAGTACAGTTATTCTAGGTAAATTCAATAATGGTGGTATGGCAGCACATGTTTCTTATTCTATCAGAACTTCAAGTGCTAGTCTCTTTGCCCAGATAGGTGATGGGACAGGAGCATTTGTAAATTCTACTAGTTATACTTTCTCTACAAATACTTGGTATCAGGTTGTTTATGTTTGGCAAAACGGTGCAACTAAAACATTAACTACGTATATAAACGGCACAAATATAGGAACAGTATCTCATACTTTATCAAGTATACTAAATTCAACAAATCCGCTGTATCTAGGACGTTACAACGGGGGTGAATACGCACAAAACTTTAACGGAAGAATTGGTATAACAAGATTGTATAATAGCACTTTGTCAGCAGCAGAAGTATTGCAGAACTATAATGCATCTAGGTCAACATACGGTCTATGACAGGTAATTTTATAAACATAAATGCGATATTAAAAGCCCTTAAAGGGGCTTTTTCATTTATAGCTGTTAAAAGATAAAAACGATAAATACTCTAATAGCGGAATTTATTATGAAAATAACCTCACTTTTAGAAGCAATGACGACCCCCGGGAGCGATCCGGCATCTAATCAGAGCCAACAAGCACCTAGGTTTGGTCGTGATCCTCATGTTTTAGAAGATGATGAAAAATTAGATGAAACTACTACATCAGGGGCGGTAGCATCAGTAGCCCAACCAATGGGAGCTATGCAACGCCGTGGAAAAGGTAGTATATTTTCGGGTGTAAAAACTAGCAAAAAATTTCCTAATAGCCAAGCTGTAAAAGAAGATGTAAATGAGGCTAAGGTTGAAGAAGTTAATCCTGTTGTAAATGCTATTGCACGCCGAATTCTTGGCCAACGTATGGATTTATTGAAAAAATATGGACCTAAGTACGTAATGCAAGCAATTGATGATGTGTCTGATTCAGTCGGAGAAGTACAAGAAATAGGTTCAAGCGATGTGAGTGGTTGGGTAATTCAAGTAGAACGTAACTTGAAAAATAAACTTAATCAGTATGATAAACCAATGAGTGTGATAGATAATATTGAAGAAGCACAGAAATGTCCGCATTGCAACGGTCCTATGTTCAGCGATTTATTGTTAGCTGAAAAGAAAGATGCTTGCTATCACAAAGTTCGCAGTCGCTACAAAGTATGGCCAAGTGCTTATGCATCGGGTGCATTAGTTCAGTGCCGTAAAAAAGGTGCTGCTAACTGGGGCAACAAGAGCAAGAACGAAGGTGTGGCGGAAGGCAAGGAAGACAAGGTTAAGCAACTAAAGCAAGATTATGCTACAGCAGTTCATTGGAGTAAGAATGATACCAATCCGCATAAGCGTGAGGCTGCTCGTCAAAAGGCTGAAAAGATTAAGCGTCATTTAGAAACACAATACAAACAAGGTGTGGCGGAGGCGGCTGGATTATATGGTCCTTTCACCGTAACCATCAACACAGGTGAGCGTCCTAAATCAAGAACAAAAACCAAAAAGTTCCGTCGTGAAGATGATGCTATATTGTGGGCACAAGATTGGTTAGAAGATTTTTCACAATACCCATATGCCTCGGCCGAAGTCACAGATCCAGATGGCAATGTTGTTTGGACAACTGATGAAGAAGATAGTCCATGGGCACCTGCAAAACAGCAAGGTGTGGCGGAAGAAATAATTCATGTAGGTCATCGTAATTCAAAAGGTGATTGGGTTAAGACTAGCACACATAGTAACTATGCTGATGCAGAAGCCGCAATGAAAGAATTAGAAAGACA